TGTTCAAGTTTTTTCTCCAACTCCATTACTTTTTGGTCCAGTGGAGTCAAAGGAACTTCTTTTTGAGAATCTGCAAGTTTCCAACCAGTAGCACCAGCAGCAAAGATACTTGCAAGAGCAGCGAAAACAGAAACAGTCTTAGAAAAACTCATTAAATGACCTCCCAATCACATTCCCAATGGTCGTTGATGTTTACCCAAAAAAAGTATTTCTGGTTCTCTGATGCAAGAAATAGCATACCATCTCCTTTGTCTTGCTCTACAATACAAATGGGATTATTACCCATCAGATTGCAGAGTCTGTTCTTCGCTTTTTTGCTTTTTGGTTTAACTGTTACTCGTCGCATTGGTCTTTCCCATCAGTCAGGACAGTTCCCATAGGACCTTTTTTAAGTCGTGCCCACTCTGCTTCTGCTTCTCGCATATCATCAAACTTCTTCTTCAAGTCTTCACCCAAAGTCAGGTCAAACTCATCGGCAACCTTACGCATATCTTCTTGTCTTCTCTCTTCACCAAATGCAAGGACACAACCACCTTTCATAATGTTGATTTCACTGTGACCCATTGCACGGGCAACAGATGCGAAGAAGCGAAACAGTTGATAAATGTTAAGGTCTTCAGTGGGAATCTGAAAAGTATAATGCTCTTCGGGGAGCACCGTATCATCAAAACCACTGCTGTAACTAGTTGAAGTCCATTCACTATCAAACTGAACTTTAAGAGATGCCTTGTAAGTCATTGGTCTGTTGTTGTACAAGAGTATTATAGGGCATCATAGGAAACTTTGAAGTGTCCTTGTGCCGGTTCTTCAAGTGTCCTCACTTATCTCCCAACTTTACACCTATGTCTTTATCAGTTAGGTCATTATATAAAAGTCTAGCAAAAATAAGATGTGGTTTCTCTCTAGTCTCAATTGCGGAACTGGTCGCCACCGTCCACATTATATCAAGTTGTAGTTTATCGGGAAATTCTTTCATCAGTCCCACCACCAGCAGAGATTTTCTAGAGTGTTGATGAACTGTTCATGGTAGACAGTGCGACTAGGATTAGGTTTATCGTCCTTCATATCTTGCAGATACTGGATAATACCACGAACTACTGGAGTGTCTTGGAAGTATTCGTGCATTCGGTAACAATCAAACTTTTCATTATATTGAATAAAGTCATGGAGTGGTGCAGTATTGCGACGATGAGCACGAATGAATACATCCTCATCCTTAATACCTTGCTTGTTTAGAATCTGAAGAGGAGTATATTTTTCCCCATCATGTTCTTCATCAAGTTCTTCTGATTTATCAAATACAAAGTGAAGGTCTTTGTAGTACTTTTCCATCAACTCAAGATCTGGTGCCACACGAAGTTCTTCATTTTCTTGCAGATAATACTTAATGCGATTGATAGCATCAGGGTTTGTCAGACGAAATACAATATTACCAACATAATAATCTACTGGACCACCATAAAGATGGGTGGACTCTTTCTTACGAAAGGATAGATGAATTATTTCAAATCCAGGATCTTCGTTCTCTTCCGACACTAAACCTTGCGAAATAGTCATTCCTTCACCTCTTTTACATAAAATAATTCATCACGCCAGTTGCGACCAGCAATATCAAAAGTAAATCCTATCTTACCAAGAGAAAATAGGAAAGAAAATAACCTTCCATATCCCATAGAAATTTGCAGATAGGGCCAGTCAAACCAAGAACCATAATCCCCAATATCAACTGCGACTTGAAGAAGTGCTTGCCTTTCGTTAAAGAAAAGCGTCAGGCAATATTCTTTACCATAATCTTCTCTCACATACCATTTTGCAATTTGAAAGATTTTCATTCTTCTAGTTCCTGTGCTAGTTGTAGCATATCACTTTTGTCCAAAACAATCAAGTTATTTTGAGCATTATAAAATTGAATATTTTCTGCAGTGATTTTCAAAATTGCAGAAACTAGTTTCTCTTCAGTATCAGCACCAGAGTTTCGTGCTTCCCAAATAGCATTCATAAATGCTTGCGATCTTTCAGTCAATTGTTTTCTCCTCTGGAAAATCAAACCATTCATATAGAGAGTTCATTGCATTCTCAACAATACAATCAACCACAGCATCTGGATGTGGGTTCTCTACGTGTTTATGTGCTCTATTATAACCGAAACGAACACCTTCTTCAAGTGCCATTTCTAATACTTTACGAAAGTTGGGTTTCATGATTAATTACGAATAAGTGTATAATTTCCATTCTTGGATATTTGAACTGTGCAGAGTAAACTGCATTTTGTTTAATGGAGGTCTGGGTTTTTTTCTCAATTTCATTCCAGTTTGTTCTAGTGGTGTATTTCCCTTTTTCGTATTACAAGGACCACAAGCAACTACAAGATTTTCCCAAGTATCTTCACCACCACGACATTTTGGAATGATATGATCTATAGTTAGATTTCTGGTAGATCCGCAATACTGACAAGAATTACTATCACGCTTATAGATCATCGTTTTGGATGGTCTATGTGACATAATTTTTGAAAGTGGAACTTTTACATAATCTAATAATCTTATTACTTGAGTTGAAAGAATTTGTGCTTTTTCTTTAAGAAGTAAAACTATTGCTCTCTTCCAACTTGTAATGTTAAGTGGTTCGTAACTGGAATTTAAAACTAAAACAGATCTTCCAGGTTGAATTTTTAAGTAGTCCATCAGATTAGTCAGGCTCTACACCTTTATCTATAAAATTTTCAAGAGAATCTAAATCATCTTTGAATTCTTGCTCTTTCTTCTGATCATGATAATAAGACCACAGAGCATTATGAACATCCATTAAATGATCTACCCAAAATCCACCAGGATAAATTCCAAGTTCAGATTGAAGACCGCGATGACTGCAACCCTCACTTTCTGCCTTACACATAATATGAGTAATTGCTTCTACCATATCAATCTTATCTTCTTCGGAGAGCATAAAATACTTTCCGATCGCCCGTTCTTTTGCTTCCTTGTTTGCCTTCTGAAGTTCCTTACAGGCATCAGAATCCCACCACTCTTGAAGTGCTTTGCCAAATTCATTGGGTTGCTGTTCAGTCATTACCCTCTCGTTTACCTACGACGTATCCTAGCACAAGACCACACATGAACGCAACAAATAAGTAAAGTTCATGAGAAGCAAATTGTATGAGATCAGTCACGCTGTCTCCAATCTTCTGGTTTATCTTCCGTGAAGAAATCTACAATTTCATCAACACTATTAAATCTAGAAATTCCTTTACCTTCGTGTCCTAAACCACCCAAGTCTAATCGATTCATGAAATCATCTAAATCACCTTCAACCATATCCGGATTTTCTGCTTTTCTTCTTGCCTGACGGAGCATTGTGCCTGCACTACGATTTGCTTTTGCAAGTTTCTCTGCCCAAATCATATCTTCCAAACTAACTTCTTCATGAAGAGCAATTTTTTCACAGATTGCTTCAAGACGTAGGCGATATTGTGTGGAGAGCATAATTTATTGGTTTATTTTTATATTTAGTTGAACCAAGTGATAATAGAATATCTTGTTCCTTTGCTTACTGGCATAATTTCATGAGGATACAGATAGTTTGATGGAAAAGTAATTATAGATCCTTTTTTTAATTTATAAATTAATTCTCTATCAAAAAATGCAAATTCTCCTCCTTCATAATCGTCATTTAAAATCAAAGAACAGGAGATTGTTCTTGGATGTTCAGTAAATGAATCAGTATGTTGCGAATAAAATCCACCACTAGTATACTTTAAAAGATCATATCCACTATCTTGAGAAATAGTTATAGTATTAAACTTATTTTTTAAATCAGTAATTATATTTGAAACTACATCAAAAATTTTTTTATCTATTTCTTTACGAACACTAGGATTTTTTAAAATTGTGTTTTCGGAGGATATATTAATAATCTCACAATTTCTAATAGATTTATTAATAGTACCATAACCTATTTGGGAAGATTTCCACCCATCATCAGTAGAATAATGTCTTGTAATTAAATTACAAAGTTCTTCAGGTACAATACTTTCATAAATCGTAATAAAAGATTCTAATTTTGAAGAAGGTTTAATTGCATAATCTGAAGAGGAAATGTTTTTCGTTTTATCAAAATAAGTATATGATTTTTCTCCATTACTTCTTACATAATGCAAAAATACCTGAGAATAAAAATTTCCATTAAATTCATCTCTCCAATGAGGTGCGATACACCCCAAATATAAAAGTGCATCTCCTTTATTTAAATTAACGGGAATTTTTTCTCCAGATGGATTTTCCACATAAAATTCCCATTCCTTATCACCATCTAAATGCAATGTTAAAGAAATTTCACATGCAGATCTATCAATATGTTTTTTTAAAACATCACCTTTTTTATATATTCTAGAGTAACAATAAGTTGGTAAAACAGTTTCACCAATACTCTCAGATACTATTGGTGTTTTTTCACACAGAAGTTCTAAAAAAGGAAGGTAATTATATTTTGATGGAGTATTTGGGACATTAGGATCATTAACAGTATAATTTTCTTGGCAGTATTTTTTAAATTGATCCGATAAATTTTTTGCTCTATCCGAATCAATAAAATTTCTTATAACTAAAAAATTATTATCAAGAATATTTTTAATCATGGGTTAAAATGAACAGTTAATGTTAAAAGATATAGTCACTCTATTTTTTAGAGATGGGCGAACAGAATGGATTAAATTAGTTGGAAAAATTATTACACTACCCTCACTAATATCTTCAAGATAAAAAGTTTTTTCAAAAAACTTATTTCCAGAAGTAAAAAAAGTAGTGGTATTTTTTTCGTTAAGATCTAAAATGTATACTCCTGCAAAACCCTCATGAGCACCATGAGTGTGCATGTCATGATAACCACCAGGAGAATATACATTATACCATATTTTTCCTATGTTTGATTTTTTCGGATATTGAACAATATTTAAATTTTTATTTTCCAGTAAATTATCAATTACATTCCAAATAATTAAGTTCAAATAATTGTATTCTTCTAATAAATTGAATAAAAAATTGTCGTTATTATCGTTTAAAAAATAATTTGTTTTACACATATAATTATTATAATATTCAAGATCATCTCTATTTTTATATAATTGATTTAAAGTATTAGAGTGATCAATAATTTTTTGAAAAATATTTTTTTTTATTTCTTCGTGTTGTTCAATACTTTCCCAATAAACAAATTGAGATGGGAAATTATATAAATTTTTCATTAAATATTATCTCCATTATCTGTAAAGAAAAAAACTTGATTCATTCTATAGGTATCAGAAAAATAATCATCATTACATATATTCATACCATGAAAAAATTTATATCCATCAAATAAAACCATTCTATTGTATTTTGGTTTTATTGATTCAATTATTCTATAATTATTTTTATTTCTCCAAGGTTGATAGTGTTCTGGTATGTCATCAGGAGGTTCTATATCAGGATTTAAATTTTCATATAGATTAGTACCAGATTCACAATCATCTTTATTCAAATAAAGTATCGCATTATATCCATGATCTCTGTGAGGCCACCAATAATTGTCATGATAATTATTAAAGTTTACTTTTTTAAATCTAGTAAAATTTGTAGTTACAGTATCTACACTATAATAACTGGATTGATTACAAATTTTGCCCAAAAAATTAGATACTTTTACAACTTGGTTTGATAAAAATGAGTGCCTCCTATCATCAAAAAAAATTTGATTATGAGAAGGTTTTACATTAGGACGCCAAACCAAAGGATCTATAGATAAAAAAAGTTCTAATACTTTATCTGGGTTTTGATAAAAGTTATCAATTTGATAAAAATTAGACCCATCTATAACTTTAGTTTCTACATTACAATTTTCATTAATTTCAAACATACTTATCGTTTTCTTTAAATTCTTTCTCCAGTTCTTTTGCCAGTTTATATGCTCTTCTCCAAATAAAATACTTCACAATCGGATTTGCTGGATTGTGAAGTATCCACCACTTTGTTTTTTCATATTCTACTCTTGCCAATTGAGTGAGTATATAAAATGCCCTTGCTACAGATTGATCTGTGACAATCAAATAAGCAATACAAAAAAAGATAACAAAGTATATGTAAATAGAACTCATTGTCTTAAAGTTTTCAGATATTCTAACACATTTTCACGCACCGCCATGAGCTCATTGTAACATCTTTGATTATGAGCACACTGTCGAAGTTCAGAATCTGGTTTAAGAACACTTTCTTCAAACAAAGTCAAACCACGATTCCATTTATCAATGTGAGATTCATTTTCTATCATTTGATTTGATAATTAAAGGACAGGATGGAACTACTTTTTTAAGTTCTGAAAGAATTTCTGTTTTTTGTTGTGATGATAGTAATCTAATATTTACTAATCTATTAGCAATCATCACAATATCCGAACAAGATAAAATAGTTGTGAGAAACAAAGGAACCATAAGTTTCCCTCTTATTTGGATTATTTATTGGGCAAATCCACCACTCTTTACCTTTTCTTTAATTTTCTTTTTATCTTTTACGATTATAAGATCTAAAAAATCGGGAACACGACTGTGCTCAAACCAATACCTATGGGCATCCTCCCAGTGATCAAAAAATCGGTTTTTACCACTTTTCAGAACAACTTCATAGGTGTGCCTATCATAAAGAGTATCAGATGTGCAAGTGAATGTTTGAGTCATAGGAATTGATCCAGAGGTCCTTTAGTTTTTTTCTTGAGTGCCTTAACTTCCTTTTCAATGTAGGATACTGCACTCTTGTAGTTGTTTGAAACATGAACTTGCTGTCCCTTATGAATAATAATGAATTTCTTACCACAAGGGACTGCTGCCCACTCCATATCTTTAGTTACATAACCATTTGGACTTCCTGGAGTGGGATCTAGGATGCTTTCATTTTGAACGTTGGTCATCAGAATTTAGCATTCACGCCAATTACTTTTGCCTTGGGATTACGAGCAAGAGCAGTTTCTCTTGCATCATTAAAATTTGCTGCTTGTACTTCTTCGTTAAACACTTTACCAGCAACGTAGAGTTGAACAACGTACTTCATTTGAAAATCTCCTGTGTGAATTGAATGGAAAGAAATCAACGACGAATGGTGCTGAAGGCAACATCACCTTTTACGAAGATGGTGTCAACCACGTTCTGCACAGCATTTGCGGTGTTCGTGGATGCCTTGTCAAAGGTGGGGCAGATCACCAGACCATAGGATTTAGTATATGCCTCCAGATTGCCCGCCTGGAGCGCCCCAGAGCGGATCCCAGCAGTATCCTGGGGGTGTAGGCGCAGAGTACGCCCAACCGTTTGTCCGATGCCCACAACATCCATAGAGCGCATGAATACAACTGCCTCCAGGGCAGAGATGTTGATGCCTTCCGCAAGAATGCTGTGGTGCAGAACCACAAACTTCTTATCGGCATCCTTGCCCCACTGGTTGAGAGTGTCAAAGAACACCTCACGGTTCACGATCTTACCATCAATAAAGGCACCGTGCTTAGAGGTAATGTGCATCACAGAGTAACCCTGTTCTGCCAGTTGATCTGCAAAATCAGTTTCAGAAAGCAAACCCACGATGTGCTTGGTTGCCTTGGCACAGATCAGGATCTTATTCACAGGATGATCTGCAATCGTTTGTAGAAGATACTCACAATCACGTTGAGCAATATCCTCACCCTTGATGGAGAGGCGCATCTCCTTCATCATAACCTTGGGAGGAATGATGTAACCACCCTGCACAAGATCGGGAGCAGGAACCTTGGCGATGATCTGTCCATAAACGTCAACATCGTTCATGCCAGGTTTGCCAACCACAGAAGAATACTTGGGAGTTGCAGTAAAGAAGTAGCAACGCTTTGCTTCGGAAGCAAAGTATTCTGTGGCAGGAAAGAAATTACGCTTGACTGAATTGTGTGCTTCGTCAAAGTAAATCGTGTCCACGGCAATACCTGCACGTTGCAGTTGCTGCAGAGAGTTGTAAGTAGTAAAGATCAGTTTGTGACCTTCCACTTGCTCACACCAGGCACGGATAACGTTAGGGCGAGTGCTGCTGAAGTGGTGAGTTTCACCCGTGTGAACGTGCATCACATGAGCATTGGTGATGAACTCAAGGTACTCCGAAGACAGTTGCTCTGCCAAGAGGATGCGGGGTGCCACCACTACGATAGTTTGAGGAGTCTCTTTGAGAAACTCCTGAATGGCATCAAAAATACCAACGTTGGTTTTACCACCGCCAGTAGGGAAAACACAGATGCCCTTGGCAACCTGCCGAAGAGCATCAAGGGCAATTTGTTGATGGGGGCGAAGTTGGAACAAGATCTCCGTTGCGTATGGGACTATTATAGCAGAAAGGGGTCCCAGTAAGGACCCCCTGTGCCAGTTATGAAATTGGATCAGACAAGAGAGATCAGATCGTTCCGATCAAGATCCACAAGATGCGGCAAACGATATCCATAGGTCAAATATGAACGAATACGTGCCGATTCACTTTTTCCAAGAACTTTGCCGATGTTCTCAATGTGCTCTTCAATCTCATCAATACGCTCTTTGATGAGATGAATAACTCCAAGTTCATCTTCGACGTTGTTGGTATTCACATAGAAGTGAACCACAGTTGAGATTCCATTGGCGGCATCTTCAAAAAACTGTGGGAAGAAATCACGATAAACGTGAACTGGACCCATGGCACTTACCAAACGATCAACAGAAGAACCCCGCACATCTGCAGTTGTACTCTGAATTTTAATACCTTTCTTTGCAAAATAGCGAATGCCTTCTGCACGGGTAAAATTAGAAAGGAAAGTTTTCTTTTCCGTTGCGTTGAAAATGGCATCAATCAAACGATTTTGAGTATCAGGAGTTTCAAAATCGGCATATTCCTGAACCCATTCACGAACTTCATCTTTCGTAACTCGGTCATCTCCTTCCTGACGATTGGCATTTTGCTCAATTACCCAAATAATACCTCGTGCCTTATAATCTGCAAATTGCGAAGGAGATCCATCGGGTCGTGGTTGAAGCTTCAAACCAACTTCATTGATCACATCATTCTTGGTAAATCCTTGTTTTGGACTCACTTTCAGAACAGGGACATATGCAATCTCGTGATCTTGCAACCAACGCAGTCGATGATTACCATTTACTGGACTGTCATCATCACTGAATACAAAAGGAGGAAGTTTGTTGATGTTCCATCCAGGAGTAAGATTTCGGTCAACAATGTCATAAACTTCTTCATCGTTGCCATGAAAACGTCCAGCATTCGCCATACCAAGTTTGCGAACAACATCAACGGCAACAACATCAGAACAATCAACTACACAAGTTTTATACTCTAAAGTTTTAATTTGCTCGGAATACATTTCACGAAGGTCATAAATAACCTTCGTTTTTTTAAAATCATCCCAAGAAATAACATCGTTAGGAATTACAATATCATAAAAAAGAGTCATTTTTTAATCTGCCAGAGGCATAAACAACAAGTGGTTATTAGCGATCCGCTCAACCACGAAAGCAATATACGATGAGTCAACCGCCCTGTCAACCCCCTGTCCCATTAGAAAAACTTTTCAATACCGATAAGTTGTCCAAATGAGTAGTCATACTCCAAAGCATCGGCACAAACATAATGAGGATGATCTGTTGATACACCTAGACGCTCACAAAGCTCCTTATGATTATCTTCCATCATTTCTACTGCATAGAGCATATGATTTAGAACGTGCTTTTCATCATGATATTGACACAAACGTTTTTTCAATCCCACTAGAAAATTCCCAGATCCTGCAGAATTATCAATAAACGTGCTTGTAGGATCTTGAAGTAATTCCAAAGGAATTTCATCAATCATGCTTTCTACGAGTTCTTGTGGAGTAAAGACTTCTTGGGTCTCTTTAATTCTTTCATCGGATCTTTCAATACTTGATCCAACTTCTAGATTATGCTTGTTCTTTTTCATTTAAACATTTAATATAAGTTGAAATTAGATCATTCTTTCCAAAGTGATATCTTCCATTACATTGAGTTGCTGCTTCTCTAAATTTATCAGCAAACTCTACCATATTTTTTACTACGTTAGGATCTCGTACTTTTAAAAAATGATGTCCCTTTGCATAATGTGTAAAGTTTTCTGTTTTAACTCTACCGCTGGGTCCACAACCATACTCACCAACAAAAACATCTGCTTCAAATCTTCTATCATATGGAAGAAACTCAAAATCTGGATGTTCTCTCATCATAGGAATCTCACCTACACCTATTTGAAATCTAGATGTATTTTTAACTTCCCAGTATTGTTTGACAGCACTAATACCACCAGGAAATGTAGATGCATCAAGATCTTGATCTACCACACAGTGAAGATGACCTTTAATCTTATTTAAAGAAGAAGGTTTGCGTACTGAAGTTGGTAACACAAACCTTATATCATCTGTAATCTCTGCGGTCTTATTCAGGAATTTTATAGCAAGATTACCTCCAACACCATATGGAGGATTACCAATAGCTAAGCTAAATCTCATAACTTATCTTCAACCCTAACAAAGGTATTCTAGTGGGATTTAGGGATTATGTCAAGGAGTGAGAGTTAATGTAACGGAACCAACACCAGGTACATTAAGAATAAGATTTAATCCAGATACTGTTATTTGTACCGGAGATTGACCTATTACGCTAGTAAATCCACCAGTAGAGGTAACTATTCCAGATGTATTGAGTGATGTGGTACCAGAAATTTCTCCACTTGTGATATTAAAACCACTTATATTAGATAAAGTTGATCCATCACCATCAAATCTAGTTGCGGTTATAATACCTGAGGTATTAATATTTTGAGATCCGGAAAGATGTCCAGAAGAAATATTCGAAGCATTTAAATTAGTTAATGTTGATCCGTTGCCAGAAAATCTAGTTGCGGTTATAATACCTGAGGTATTAATATTTTGAGATCCTTCAATAGATCCTGAAGAGATGTTAAATGGATTTAAATTAGTTATTGTTGATCCATCACCAGCAAATCTAGTTGCGGTTATAACTCCAGTTATATTAATATTTCTTGTCCCAGAAATAGTTCCAGAAGAAAGATTAGATACATTTAAATTAGTTATTGTTGATCCATCACCAGCAAATCTAGTTGCGGTAACAACACCCGCAGTATATACATCTCCTCTGGAACTTATTCCTATGCCACCTCCCGTATAAATTGGTTCCCTACCAATTTGAAATATGTACGTTGGAAGGTTTGTATTAATCCCAACTCTACCATTAAATATTGAATTATTAGTTACAGTAAGTGTTGATGGTGAAATTCCGCCAGATAAGTAAATATTTCCACCAACATAGGAATCTCCAGTTACTGTTGATGTGCCAACGACATGAAATTTATTTGATGGATTTGTTATTCCAAGACCCAAATTTCCAGTATAAGTCAAAGACATTAAATTATTTAATGATTGACCATATATCCAATTAAAAGACCCAGTATTTATTCCAGTATTGCCAAAATGAAGATAATAATTCACATTTCCAGTAGAATTATTAATTAAATCAATAGAAGTTTGTGTGCTTTGTGGATAAGAATTGTCAGTATTGCCGTACTGTAAAACACCATTATTTCCAGATAATGTAACACTTCTTCCAAAAATTAATCGTGACGGATTAGATCCATCACTTGTCAATTGAATTCTTGTATCGCCATTTTTTCTTAAATGTAAGTCGGAAGATGGATTTGTTGTTCCAATACCAATTCTTTGTGCTGAGTATAAAAGAGAAGTAACTGTGGAAATTGATACGTTTGCAAATGAACTATCAATAGAATTAATAGTTATATTTGAAGTTTGAGTAATTGAATTGGCAGTATTTGCTATTCCTGTTAAATTTCCAACAAATGTTGGTGCAGTTATTGTTCCTGATAAATTAATACTTGAGGGTAATCTGGAATTATTTAAAGTCCCCGAAGATATGTTAGATGCGTTTATTAACGTTAAATCAGAACCAAAACCTACGAAACTTCTTGCGGTGATAATTCCAGTTGGAGTTACAATATTACCTCTTCTATCAAATCCAACTCCATTAGTAAATGCAAAAACGTTATTATTTCCACCTACTTGAAATGCAAATCTAGGATCATTTGTTGCAACACCAACATTACCTTGAGAATAGATGCTAGTAAATCCTAATCCAACATCAGTGTCCAACCATTGTGAAGTTGGTAAATTAAGAAGTTTCCCACCATCACCGTAATAAGTTACAACACCTGAAGATGCGGTTATAATGCCAGATGTAATTGATGTTATTCCTACATTCAATCTTTGAAATGATCCTGATTGATTTACCAAACTAGATCCAGAAAGACTGCCAACAGTAAGATTTCCAGAGATAATGGCATTACCTCTAACATCCAAAAATTCGGTTGGAACAGATGTGCCTATTCCAACCAACCCATTAGGATTTACTATAAAGTTATCATCATCTACCTGAACACCATTTTTAAAATTAAATGACCTTCTATAACTTGCCATCTTAAAATGATTTTATAGTTATTTATTTTATAAAGATTATACTAATCTCATAATGTAGAATAATGCAAAATATGGAGGTAAATTAAGGTTATCTCCAGAAACTCCTGTAGCATCAACATTGTGGCTATGACCACCAACTCCAGTAACAGAACCACCATGTCCGTGAGCACCACCAGAAACACTAACACTATGTGAATGTGAACCACTATCAGGTATAGTTACTGGATGGCTATGTGGTGCATTATCCGCATTGACAGTTAATGGGTGAGCATGAGATCCATTACTATTTGTTCTATCCCCATTAGCACCTCGGTTATTACTAGAATCACCAGGTTGTGATGGACCATCACCGGTATTAGTTCTAGTATATCCGTGATCATGTCCCCCAGCACTATTAGCAGTTCCTCCATGAGAGTGTGGAGCATTAGAAGCATTTGCTGTTCCACTATGAGAATGAGATCCTCCACTAGCACTACCACTTAAAGATAGTGAAGGACTTTCGTTAATAGTAACACCATGAACGTGTCCTCCATCACCACTTAATGTATGGAAGTGATCAATTACTACAGAATTCTTAGATCCACCAGATCTCTTTAATGTTCCTTCTACGTTTGATCCACCATTACCACTTGATGCTATAACAAATTGATTTGTTAAATTAGGAATTTTAAATGTAGTTGTTGCTCCAGGTAAATCAGTAACTCCTGCCTGATATGCAGTTCCACCATAAGTATTTGAAATAACAGCGTGTAGTGTTCTGTAAGTATAGGTATTTAAATCTTGTCCATTGCATATACCCCACTGAGTAATACCAGGAGAAGATGGTAAATTATCAGTTGTTCCCGCCCATATTACAATACTTCCAATTGGAGTAACATTTGGAACAGCAAGATAATTTGCAGTTAAAGTTCCACTATCTGGTCCAGGTACGACACCATTTCCAGTAAGTGTTAAGTTACCAGCAAGAGTTGTTGTGGTGTTAATTGCAACATTACTACCAACTACAGAATTTAAAACTAAATTTCCAGAAGATGTATCAATTGTCTGATCATTTGTGACTCCTATTCTAATATTACCGACATAAGCATCACTAAATGGTAAAGAGGATGTTCCAATATATGCTCCTTTTGAATCGTCTGGAACAATTCCAACTCCAGCAGTAATTAAGTTATTGCCAGTGATGTTACCGTTTACGTTTAGATTTCTATTGATGCCGACTCCACCAGAAACAACAATTGCACCAGTAGCAGATGATGTAGATTGTGTTTTATTAGTAACTCTTAATCTTCCGGAAATAGTCAGATCAGTATTAAAAGTAACCGCACCATTAAAGGTAACTGGTCCATCAAATTGAGATAAAATAGTTCCAGAGTTTCCACCTTCCACAAGAAGTCTCTCTTTTACAATAACTTCATCATAAACAACACTCAATCTTGAAGGATCTTGCCCAGTGATTGTTGGAACGGGAATATCAAATGTTGTTTGTTGACCACTAGATGCCGAATATTTTGTATTACCAATAAAGAAATCACCATCACTATTCATTCCAGTGTAAATTACACTTCCACCAGAAGTTTCTTGGGATTGAGCAAGAAAATCTTCTCTTTCAGTTATGGTTTTAACTTGTAACTGTGGTAAACCTGTTGAGTAGTTACCTGGTCCATATCCAAGGTATTCAAATGTATGTCCAGAAGCACGAAGAATAGATGGTCTGCGGAACTCAATAGGAATTAATTTAATTTTACGAATTAAAGAACCATTAGAATGATTTTCTTTGAGAGTTCCCATAGCACCACGAATTACCGTGATTTGATTATTACTTGCACCACTTAATGTGCTGGAAGTAATTCTCATAATTTCATTATCAATTTGAATATAAGATCCGAGTGGGAATCTTCTTGTTGTAGCAATACCAACATTAATCAATCTGACAGGAAATGATGCATCACTTTCAATATTTGCTAGCAATTCCATGCACTCATTGTCATAGAAGAAAGATCCTCTAGTTGCAAGGTTTTCTCCAGTATCATCCGCAATACCTTCGTTTGAAGATAATGAATGTTTCAAAATACGTCTTGGAGTTAATCCAAATCCAGATGTCTTAGCAGTAAATTGAGTAATAGAAGGTGCAGCTATAACAAGGTAGTCGCCTAAATTATTATTGCTAGAATCAATAACTCTAAATTGATTTCCAGAAATTAAACCATGTCTTGAAAAACAATTGAATGTTGTTATACCAGATGTAGAGTCATGTGATATTGAAGAAACATCAATAGGAATATTGCTGTTAATGAAGTATTGACCAACAACAGGGACAACATCAGATGCTGTTTTTGCAATGGAAATTTGATTTTTTGCAGGTAAACTTGTAATTCTATAAAATCCGTCAGTAACTGTTCCGATACCTGTTAGTTGTATGGTATTTCCAACTGCAGTAGAAATACCAGATGTTGCTATGGTATATGATGCACTTGGAGCACCACCAATAACTCCACTATCAAAGAATAAAGTCTCTGCATTATTATATCCAGATCCACCAGAAATAATTTCTGCAGAAGTTACATTTCCTCCAGCACCAACAACTACTCTTGCTGTGGCACCATCCCAAGTTGTTAAGAAACTATCATTATACAATTTGACGTTAAAATATGTTCCGGCAGTATGACCAGAACCACCACTTAATGTTCCGGTAACAACACCACCCAAACCATGTTCCCTATCAAATGTAATTGTTGCTGATGTTGCACTTGATGTAACATTAGTTACTTGAGGAGAAATTCCAAATCCAGTGTAAAATTTATCAATAGTTTCTCTTGTTATACTCTTTTTAAGGTCATTTGTTACAACATCACCTAATGGACTTCTTTTTGCAAAAGATTCCGCTGCCGGTGGATTATCATTTTTATTATCTCTATCAAGTTGAGGATACAAATCAACAATGTTTTGGGTATATGCAAGATCTGTAAATTCACTTTCAATTTTGTTAGAGGCATTAATTAAATACAGATAATAAACTCCATCCTGAACATTATAAATGTACGGATTTATAACTTCTTTTCTGTATACAATAAAGTTTTTCTTATTATCATTTCTTTCAAATCTAGGAAGAGTAACATCTCTTACATTGGTGTTGCTTGTAAAAGTTCCTGGAGAATGAAGTACACCATAAATATCGGTTGCACTATATGTAAATGTTTTGTCATCTACTATGGTATCGACAAGAAAAACACCATTGTATCCACGATTTAATACTGCGGCAGTATTTGTGGAACTCTTTACATTTTTGACAATTACTTGATCTCCATATTTTAAGTTATGAGGAAGATCAGATGTTACTGTAATTATCTTATTAATACTATCATAAGTACATTGGTTAATAAATCTTGGATTTCTATTAAAAAGATAATCCAAAGAAGTAATGGAACTAAGAGTAAAGTCTGAGGTGCTTCTGGCACCAGTAGTGCTTGATTCTTGAATAATAAATCCATCACTTGGATCTCTTGCATTATCAAGCTCTTTGGGAATAACTACACGAACTTTATAAATCTTTTCATCTAAACTTCTATTATCTTCATATCTCTTTAAGTAAGAGACATCGGTTCTTTCTCCTAAAATTTCTACACTTAAAGTTGTTAAAGCATCGTAAATTTCATTACCAGTATTAACATGAATATACCAATTTGAATTTGCCGAATCCCATTGAATTGGGGATCCTATTTCACCCGCATTTTTATCGGATACTACACTTAATATTTTTAGTTGAACTCCACCATAAATTTTTAGATACTGTGGAGTTGCAGTATCTGCATTAGTTTTTGAAGATGCAATTTGTATTTGATCACTTGTAAGTGTTATGCCATCACTTCTAGTTGCATTTGATTCGTTTGTAATTGCATAATAAATTTTATTATTTGTAATGTTTTCTGGGAGATCTCCAGATTCACTGATGATTCTAATTTTTTCACCATTTTTAATATTATTTTGTCCAATATCAATTACGGATTGACTGTTTGGAGCAAGTGCAATATATGATTTTTCAGAACTATCTGTTCCAAAGGAAATATTAGAAGTAACCCTATCAACCATTAAGATTGATGCTGAATAAGTATTAGTTGTATTCTCGTCAATATCTACATCAACATATAATTCATCATATCTTCTTGCACCTATTCTATAACCTTGAGTGATAATGGGAGGGATATCATCTTGCTTATCAAAACCAAATAAGTAAAGATGACTAGAAATACCTACAGTTTTTGTTTTATTAACATCCAAAGAAATCCAGTCAATGTCAGTTTCTTCCGTAATAATTGATCTTGGAGTAACAATTGAAGTTATAAATGCTTTATCATCTTTATCAAAACTTTCCTGTTTAAATCCATCACACCCCAAAGAGTGTTGACCAAAGTTAGAGTTGGAGTTTGTAATACTTCCATCTCCACCTGTTCTAGAATCAAAGTGTTTGTAGAAACCAATCGCAAACACTGATACAACCTGGATAAATGCATCATTACTAATTGTAATGTGAGATGGTTGCCATCCTCTTCTGTAAACTGCGCCAGAATCAAGGTGATAAACCGTTGAAACATTTGTTGATGCTGATCCAGATGACAATAAAGAACCAGTTACCTTGGTAATATTAATACCATCATAGGTTCTACTTTGAGGATTATATTTTACAAATGCTCTATCGTCTTTTTGAAGTGAAACTCCAGTAAATTGAGCAACAACCATAGAACGGAATCCAGATGCCTTAGATCCATCTGCGTGCATTCCATTCATACCCCATACTGAACGTAAGGAGATGTTAAAGATGTAAGGAGAAGCTCCAGAAACTGTATCAGTTTCAATAGTAACAGTTGCTGCAGAAGCACTTAATCCAGCAGCAGAACCTGCAGGAAGGTTATCCCTTACAAAGGGTAAAAGATATGTAAATGTTGTTTCACTAAGAACAGTTTGAACTTTTGTTGATATATTGTAATCGTCAACATTTACTCCTCTTATTTTAACAGGAGTATTTGATGTTAAACCGTGTGGAAAACTTGTTGTTACAGTAATGATAGATCCTGGAGTTGCACCATCTCCAGAAATTATAGAACTGATGTTTATTGGATCTGTTGCAAAAGCTCCAACGATTTCCCATTCTGGTCTTTGTTTTGCTAAACCTCCTGGTTCATCTGGATATTTTTGATCTACATTTCTTCCTGATGCATTATTATATGCTCTAGTGAGTTTATAATAATACATATCCAAATCAGTAAAATCAAATTGAGATGGAATGTTAACTCCATCAGCATATTCAAATACTGTTAGTTTATGGTGTGAAAATGTGGGTTTCGATCTATTGTTAATTGAAAAATCTACAGGATCTGTATAGACATTTTCTAGTTCATTACCATCAAAAACGGAAAGTTGCCAAAAATAACATGCGCCAGTTATTCTGAAAATAGAACTATTCCTTACATTAATATCAGTAGGGTTTGGAACGTATTTTGGTCTTATTTTAGTTTTTCTTAAATCAAGACCAACAATAGATGTTCCTCTAGGAACAATTACTCCACCATAAATGCTATTAAATTTATAGAGAATATTATCTGGTTGAGTAATATCAAAATTAGAATTTAAATTGAGATCAAATTCTGCAATTGCTTCTGATTCTACTCCAGCAGGAGAAACTGCTCTTGGTGCATTATTTGATTCTCTAATTCCATACCCTGGTCTATTGTCTACAATATATTCTCCAGGAAACAGAAGAATTGTTGTTTTTTCTGTTATATCGTTATCATTACCTCTTAAATATGAAAATCTTGCAGATTCAAGAAGTGCTCTTTGAATAGTTTTAAATGGTTTAGTTAATGAGTTACCTTGATTTTCAACACTATCAGTCGCATCTAGATCGTTTGGATTGACATAAAGAATACGTCCTTCTGTATTCTTAATAAAATTTTCTAATTTATTTAATGGCAATTTTCCGCACCAGGAACTTCTTCTATCCTTTATTTATGAAGTCAGATCTTCTCCATCATAATCAAATTCAACCTCTTCTGGCATGTCTTCTGGATTTTCTAAATCAACTGGAAACAAGCATGGATGTGCCTCTTCATCTATAAGATAAAATGAAGACTTATATAAGTCTTCTGGTTCAAATGTTCTTTCTTTGTCTGCTGCCCCACAAAGATCTACATCATACAAATGACCATCTGGTAATTCATCAAACGTAAAAGGTACGTGATTGATAAAATACATCTTCACAATCATACTGCCATTATTGTACCAGCAGTATGCGTGATCAATACGATAAGACATAGGGATTTTCCCATATCTTATATTTATTTTATGCTCCTTGCGTGGATCGAACACGCCTCAGGCGAATTATGAGTTCGCTGCATTCACCAGATTGCTAAAGGAGCAAGGTAGGACTGCTGAGAATTGAACTCCGTTCACACCGTTATAAGCAGTGGGCCTTAACCAATAGGCGACAGTCCCATAAAACCAGATCAATTATAGAGGATCTGGAACTCTTTGTCAACTACCCTCTTCGTGATCCGTGTGTATTCGGATAAGATCGTCAACTTCTTCATATTCCTGATAAGGAATTAGCACCATGTTCCCATGTTTACTCTTGATAAGAAAAGACTCACCCGTCTCTACCCTATCAAGATATTCTTCAAAGTTTTTTTGAAGTTCTTCAATCGTTAGTGTTTTCATAGATGGCGAGGTCTGCGTATTTAATCTGTTCTTGATCAAGATTAGCGGTTACAACTTCAAGTACGTTCATAAATTCTTGAATTGTATCACATTCAACCAGGCGTTCACCACCTTGATCACTCAAAAGAAGAAAAGTTCGGGCACAAACATCAATTACGATGCCCTGTACACATTCTTGCGTGGAACTCATTCGGCGGTTTTCTTGATTACCCACATACTATAGGGAGTCTTGGGCGATGTGTCAAGCCCCCTCATAAGGCAATTTGTCCCAGGTTAAGAATCCGTTTCCAATCTTAAGATTTCCAGTATCAGATTCATAGCATTCAATATCATTTGCTGGAATAGGATTTTCATTTTGCCATTTTTCTAAAGTTCTTGAAAATCTATATCTCTGAGATGGTGGAATACTTGGAAGATTATTCCAAGAGTCAATTCCATTTCCAAATTTTCTTTCTCCAGTATCCATACATATTCCAATAAAGGAAGAATCTAAAATTAAGTCATCAGATTCAAATTTTTCGGATGTTTGAATAATTTCATAAGGTCTAAGAATTGAAATATTAAATAAATTTATAGGATTTATGTGTTGTGAGGAGTTTGATAATGAAAAATGTTCTTCAAAAATGTTGCTAAAATAAGATAATTTACGTAAAAGTAAAGTTTGCTCTAATTTACATTCTTCAACTACCGCTAGTAATTTTGTAATTTGTAAGATGTTTTTAAGATCTTCAATACTAATATTCAATAAATTTAGTTTACCTTCTAATGAAGAATCTATAATTTCCGAAATTCCTAAAAGATTTTTTATTTGATCTTGACTTATATTGAGAAAATCAAATTTCTCTTCTATTGGTAAATTCACGACTTCAAGAACATTTGAAATATTTTTTATATCATCAGAATGACTATTAATTTCCAATACATCTTTTAATTGATCTACCGAAATATTTAATTTTTTTAATTTTTCTTCTATTGGTAAAGATTTTACTTGGCTTTCTGTTACATGATAGACAGGATCTATTCTTTCCCAAAAGTCATACTCAGAGTTCCATTTATAATTATTCTGATTATAATCTAATGGTGGTTTAATTTTAGTATGATTATCTGGTTTTTCTAAAGGATTTTCATTATAAAAAGAAACTCCACTAAAAACATTATAATAAGTTCCTCTCAAATCTTCCCACACTTCCCAAATCTTACTTATTGTATTGAAGATTTGAATTTGATCATTTCCAACGTCTGGGGGGGAGGTGGAAGTTGCAAATGCAGAAATTAAATATTCACCTGGTTCTAGGGGAGATTCTAAAGCAATTCCTTCCGAAACATAATACTTATATTGGGGATGATAATTATATTCCTTCATTTTTATTTTTTTAATATACAATATATATTCTACTGGAACTTAATGCAGGGTAAAAGTGCAATATTATGTGGTCTGGATTCATTTGGTGGATCAGTCGTGGTTGCTGGATCTTGAGATATTGTAACTGTATTTGATGATGGATTTTGCGTAACTCCACTAATCGGTGCAGTACCAGAAGAACCACTAATTGGATGACCATGTGGATGACTATGTGATGCAGCATCGGGATTAACAGTAATTGGATGAGTGTGGGCACCATTATTGCTTGTTCTGGCATTACTCTGCCCTCTGTTATTTCTGCCCCCACCAGGTTGAGATGGACCATCATTAACATTAGTTCTATCATAACTATGATCATGTCCCCCATTACTATTAGCAGTTCCTCCATGTCCATGAGGTGCGCTTCCAGGAGCAGTTTGAGAAGCAGCAGCATAATTGCCAACAGGATGACTATGAGTTCCAGCATTAAATGGGTGACTATGATTACTAACAGAACTTCCTGGATGTGAATGGGATAAGTTTCTTGTTCCTTGTTGAGATCCAAATACTCTTCCAGAGTTTAATCCACCAGAAGTAGTATTGTCCCAACCACGAATAAATCTTCCTCTTAGATCTGGTATACCAAATGTGGTTGAACCATCTCCTGCACCAAAAGTAGTTCCAATTACATTAAATAATAAAGCATAAATTGTTCTACTAACTACAGCACCATTACAATATAGAAAATCTGTTGGTGCTGTGTTTTTCGTATACCATATAACAGTACCAATTGGTATGGGTGAAGATGCAGCACCCCCTAAACCTTGGGTTCCTTGATTACTTAAACCTTGAGTACCCTGAACACCCTGAGTACCTTGTCTACCTTGGGTTCCTTGAGTGCCTTGGTTATTGCTAAGGGGACCTTGAATTCCTTGAGTTCCTTGAGTTCCTTGTCTTCCTTGAGTACCTTGAGTACCTTGATTATTACTAAGAGGACCTTGAGTACCTTGAGTACCTTGATTTGCTCTACCTTGAATACCTTGAGGTCCTTGAGTACCTTGGAAATTGCTTAAAGTTCCTTGGGAACCTTGTCTTCCTTGAATTCCTATTGATCCTTGAGATCCCTGTCTACCAAAAATACCTTGAGATCCTTGAGTTCCTTGGTTACTTAATCCTTGAACACCTTGTCTTCCTTGAGATCCTTGAGTTCCTTGGTTGTTACTTAAAGGACCTTGAATTCCTTGAGTTCCTTGAGTTCCTTGCCTTCCTTGAGTTCCTTGAGGACCTTGAGTACCTTGCCTTCCTTGAGTTCCTTGGTTACTTAATCCTTGAACACCTTGTCTTCCTTGAGATCCTTGAGTTCCTTGATTATTACTCAGAGGACCTTGAATTCCTTGAGTACCTTGCCTCCCTTGAGATCCTTGAGTACCTTGCCTCCCTTGAGATCCTTGAGTACCTTGATGTGCTCTACCTTGTGTTCCCTGTCTTCCTTGAGATCCTTGAAGACCTTGAGATCCTTGAGTACCTTGATGTGCTCTACCCTGAGCACCTTGAAGTCCTTGAGTACCTTGCCTTCCTTGTGTCCCCTGAAGACCTTGAGTACCTTGATGTGCTCTACCTTGAGCACCTTGAAGTCCTTGAGTACCTTGCCTTCCTTGTGTCCCCTGAAGACCTTGAGTACCTTGATGTGCTCTACCTTGAGCACCTTGAAGTCCTTGAGTGCCTTGGAATCCTATATTTCCTTGTATTCCTTGTCTTCCTTGAGATCCTTGAAGACCTTGAGATCCTTGAGTACCTTGATGTGCTCTACCTTGAGCACCTTGAAGTCCTTGAGTACCTTGCCTTCCTTGTGTCCCCTGAAGACCTTGAGTACCTTGATGTGCTCTACCTTGAGCACCTTGAAGTCCTTGCCTTCCTTGTGTTCCTTGAAGACCTTGTGTTCCTTGTTGTGACCTACCTTGAACACCCTGAAGTCCTTGAGTTCCCTGTCTTCCTTGAGTACCTTGAGATCCCTGAAGTCCTTGTGTTCCTTGTCTTCCTTGAGTACCTTGAGATCCTTGTCTTCCTTGAAGACCTTGTGTTCCTTGTGTACCTTGATCACCTTGAGTACCTTGCGCACCTTGATCTCCCTGAGTACCTTGAGATCCCTGAAGTCCTTGAGTACCCTGAGTCCCTTGGCCACCTTGTGTACCTTGTCTTCCTTGTGTTCCCTGCGTACCTTGTCTTCCTTGTGTTCCTTGAGTACCTTGGAGTCCTTGTGTACCTTGAAGTCCTTGAGTACCTTGGGTTCCTTGATTACCTTGAAGTCCTTGAGATCCTTGGAATCCTTGAGTTCCCTGAGATCCTTGTCTTCCCTGAGTACCTTGAGATCCCTGAAGTCCTTGAGTGCCTTGAAATCCTTGAGTTCCTTGAGTGCCTTGAGTTCCTTGATTACCCTGAAGACCTTGAGATCCTTGAGTGCCTTGAGATCCTTGATTACCTAATCCTTGAGTTCCTTGAAGACCTTGTGATCCTTGTCTACCTTGAAGTCCTTGAGTTCCTTGAGTTCCTTGCCTTCCCTGAGTTCCCTGAGTTCCCTGAGTACCTTGTGTTCCTTGTCTACCTTGTAAACCTTGAGTACCCTGAGTACCCTGATCACCTTGAGTACCTTGCCTACCTTGTGTTCCTTGTCTACCTTGTAAACCTTGAGTACCCTGAGTACCCTGATCACCTTGAGTACCTTGAATACCCTGATCACCTTGAGCACCCTGAGTACCCTGATCACCTTGAGTACCCTGAGTACCCTGATCACCTTGAGTACCTTGTGTGCCTTGATCACCTTGTACTCCCTGATCTCCTTGAAGTCCGACAGAACCAGAAAATCCCTGAGTACCTTGAGTACCTTGAGTTCCTTGTGTACCTTGAGTTCCTTGCCTTCCTTGAAGTCCTTGAGTTCCTTGAGTTCCTTGAGTAGATTGAGATCCTTGAAGACCTAATCTACCTTGAGTCCCTTGCCTTCCTTGAAGTCCTTGAGTTCCTTGGGTGCCTTGGGTGCCTTGGGTGCCTTGAGTAGATTGAGCTCCTTGATTTCCAAGACCTTGAACTCCTTGAGTACCCTGAGTACCCTGATCACCTTGCACTCCTTGTGTACCCTGATCACCTTGAGTACCTTGAGTTCCCTGATCACCTTGAGTACCTTGAGTTCCCTGATCACCTTGTGTACCCTGATCACCTTGAGTACCTTGAGTACCCTGATCTCCAGATAAACCTTGAGTACCCTGAGTACCCTGATCACCCTGAGTTCCCTGATCACCTTGAGTTCCTTGAGTTCCTTGTCTACCTTGAGTTCCTTGAGTTCCCTGAAAACCTTGAGATCCTTGAGATCCTTGAGATCCTTGTGTTCCTTGTCTTCCCTGAAGACCTTGTGTTCCTTGAGATCCTTGAGATCCTTGAGATCCTTGAAATCCTTGAGTTCCTTGAGTTCCTTGAGTTCCCTGATCACCTTGAAGACCTTGAGTTCCTTGAATTCCTTGAGCACCTATACCTTGGGTACCTTGAGTACCTTGAGTACCCTGAAGACCTTGTGATCCTTGAGTTCCTTGATGTGCTCTTCCTTGAGCACCTTGCCTTCCTTGAGATCCTTGAAGACCTTGAGAACCTTGTGTTCCCTGAGCACTTCCAGATAAACCTTGCGTTCCTTGAGTAGATTGTGTTCCCTGAAGACCTTGAGATCCCTGAAGTCCTTGAGTACCCTGAACACCTTGATTACTTAATCCTTGAGTACCTTGAACTCCTTGAGAACCTTGACTTCCTTGAGCGCCTGGATCTGGCAATCTTACCCAAGAATTTCCATTCCATCTCCACTTACTTCCACCGTAAGCATAAACTTCATTAATAAGTGGGTTTGCCGGAAAATTAAGTATTGACATTATTTAAGATATATTATTAAAATTATTATTCATATTCATATTATTTATTTTTCCTCAAAAATTTTTATCTTATTTTCCAAACTTTCTATTCTTTCAAAAGCTTCTTGAAGTGCTTTCCACAGAACCGGGATTAATTCTTCCTTATGTAGCAATTTAGTTCCAGAAAATTCTTTTACTGCATTAGGAAGTTTATCTTCAACATTTTGTGCCAAGAATCCAGTATGAGTTATTCCACCATCATATAATTCACTATTTAACTTCCATTCAAAATCAACAACATTAATGTGATTTAAAATATTTAATGAATTTATCTCTGTTGTTCTAATATTATCCTTCAGATTTTCGTCAGAAGTTTGAGTTCCTGCATTCCATATAGCAGTTGCATCATCATATAAAACTAAATTCCTATCACTTTGCCAAGCAAATCTATATTGCCTATCAGATGTGCTTCCTATTCCAGTAGGACCAAAATATAAATCAACACCTCCATCAAAACCTGGACTTAATCCTTTATAAAATGTATTAATACCTAAATGTAAAGATTTTGTTGTATCAATTAAAAGATTTCCATTACAATTAAAATCTCCATTTAAAACTAAAGATGTTTGAGAATATCCAATAGGACCAACAGTTAAATATACATTATCATTTGTTGTACCTATTCCAACATTCCCTAAAGTATGAATTCCTGAATAAGAATAATCAACTATCCATGGATTAATTGCCGAACCTCCATTAGCATCAACCCATTGTGAAGAATCTTGATCTTGATAAAAAATTCTAAGATCCCCAACACTGCTATCCCACCAAAGATCTCCAGCAAAAGGATCAATAGGTGGATTATCTGAAATAGTAACAGTCGGGGTATCAACTGTTATTGTTGAAATAGATCCTGAAGCAGTAGCTGTAACTCCTCTACCAACGAAATTTAATTTTGAAACACTATTCGCAGTTCCTACTAAAATACCTTCATCAAAAATACTGATGCCAGAAGTTAATTCAGAAGGAGCCGATTCTACCCAATATCTATCATAAGTAGTTCCATTTTCAACTGTAACAAGAGTAAAGTATTTGTTAGCGGCAGCAAGTGGTCTTTCTCCAGGAAACCCCAAATTAGGCTCAGCTTCATCTAAACTTAAGTAAAGGTGTCTATCACTACTTAATCCAGAATATTCTTTTAAATTTTCTCTGCCGCTTAAAAATCTTGCCATATTTTATTATTGTTTTGCAGTCTCTAAAACGCTTAAAACTAACTCTAATGAATCATTATCACTTGCTTGTATTTTAATAACATCATTAGTTTCAAGAACCAATCTTCCATCAGAAACTAAATTCATTCCATCATTTGGGGGTATTTTAATATTACTTGCAAAACGATAATCTGATGGAGTTTCTGTTTGGCGAGAATGTAATGCGGTTACTCTAGAAAATGATGACCCAGTAGTAATATTAGAAACTTGACAAAGTACAACAATTGAAGCAACCCCAATCGGACAGGTATATATTCCAACAAAATTTGTTGTTATACCTACACGTATTGTTCTAAACTTATTAAGAGCGATTGCTGCCATTATTACTTACCTAATGCTATAATTAAAGGAGTTACTGTATTTAACAGACTTTGACTAAATGCTCTTCCGGTGATTGTTCCGGTTAATTGATTGATTACAACATCATCTCCAATTTGGAAGTTTCCTGCTTGGTTTGTACTGGTATAAACAACCTGACCACCATTACGTTTATCAACTTCATTTGCCTGAATTGAAACTCCACCTAAAGCTGGTTTTGCTGTAAAGATATTTGTTCCAGCTCCAACCCATTCCAATGAAATTGATGTTGCAATTTGTAAACTAATTCTGGAGAAATAAACTGTCGTTCCAGTACCAATATTATTATTTAGATTTTGTGTTAGGATAATTGTAGAAATTCCATTTTCTGGCAACGATGCACTTTCAATGCCATAGTATATTGGGTACATGACTGGTGCTGCAGATGCACCAGAACCTCCACCTCCAGTAATTTGTATGTTAGGAGGGTCTTCATATTGAGTTCCACTACTAATAACATCAATAGAAACTATTTTACCATTTTCAATATTTGGAGATCCTTCTGCCCTAATTCCATTTGGTCCACTTGGGAAGTCAAATGTAATTACGGGTGGATTACTTTGAGAATATCCACTTCCACCATCTAATATTTTGATAGTATCAACAAAATAATACAATCTATCAAAATAAATTGCCTGTCCATCATAAGGTCTATAATCACCAACACCAGAAACAGTAATAATTGATGTTTCTATTTCGGCATCAGTTACAACTTCTCCAGTATACCTATAGATTGACTTGGACGTATTATCCCCAACACCATCAGAAACTAGACCATAATTACCAAATGATGCGTTAGAGTTTGTAATATCACACTGACCACCCGATTTTGTAAATATTCCAATATCATCACAGATTGTGAAAATAGAAACTAATTGTGAATATGCACCATTTGTAATAGAAACTCCAATACCACCTTGATTATATTGCGTATAAGAGTCAACACTCATTGTACCAGTTACACCAATATCATCCTGATCTCCTGGTTCTGCATTAAATCCATCAACCTTCATTCCAATACTATCCCCAATGAAGTTTGTAGCATTCCTAATGTAGGGCCCCTGAGTAATTGGTCCCACACCTCTTGAATATGGGGGAAGAACTACACCACCAGTAATATAATAATGTGGTATGGTCGATTTTCCAACATTTACAACAAAAGTATCTCCACTGTCAGAAACTGATAAAACCTCAAAATCATATCCTCTATTTCCTGATGGGAATAATGTTGTTGTTCCTGCACCACTAAGACATGCAAATTCTAAGTTCCTTAGAGTTACAAAGTCTCCTTTTCTTACTGAAGAACCTGGGGAAACAATCGTTGTTATTCCAGTTGAATTATCATATTTTGCTTCGGTAACATTAATTGTCCTATCAATAACATATCCACCAGAAACATATGTGTGTGGTATGGTAGAAACTCCAGTATAAACATCAAACGAATCATCTGGATTTATTTTAGAAACATAAAATTCATATCCATAATAACCTGATGGGAATTTTTGTTGAGTTGTAGGACCTCCAGATGAACAAGAGAAAACTAAATCTCTAATTTCTATTCTGTCACCAACTTTAACTTGCAATCCGGGAGCTATTAATGTTGTTTTTCCAGAAGTCTCTTCATAAACTGCACTAGTAATACCAGTAAGAGTTTCAAATCCTTTACCACGATTTCCTGGATATGTTGTATTAAATCCAACATATGAGAATGAAGTTGAACCAAATCCAACAACTGATGTCACAACACCTACACATGATTTCATAGCAGATGTAACATCAACACAAGAATTGATTACATTATTATATCCAGTTTCTGGATCTATCTGAATAGAAAGATCTTTAACCTGAGTGACACTATTTTGGAAATTTGTATACTTTTGAATAGTTCCTCCAGAAACATATGTGTGAGGAAGAACTGTTTTTCCAGCAACGAATTCAAATGTATTTGGTCCAACTACAGATTTGACTGGGAATATGTAATTAAATGTTCCATCTGGATAAGTTGTAGTTGTATAGTTTGCAGTTAGCGATCCTCCAGTTACATAATCATGATCTAAAGTTGAAGAACCAACATTTAACACAACTTTATTTGAAGTATAAAGTGCTGGATAAGAATTTAAGTTTCCATCAGAAACCACAGATGTAAGTATTGCAATTAAATTATCAATATTTGATTGGACATCCGCACAGGAACTCGGATCAGTATTAAAACCTGTAACTGGATCTGCAATAATTGATAAATCTTTAACATTTAATTGATTTGTAATTGCCTTCTTGGCATAATCACGAACTGCATTAAATGCAGTTATACTCTCTGCCTCTTCACCAACTAAACCATTGGAGATTGGATCTCCATTTTTATTAAAATATGCTCTAATTGCTTCACGAATGTACTTATTAGTTCCATATTTTATATCTTTTATCAAAGCATCAACAATATAACCAATATCTCTACGACACTTATTCTCACCAGTTACAAAGATTCCAGAATTAATTCTGATAGTATTAAGAGAAGAAAGTGATCCTGCAGAAACAACAGACGTGATAATTGATGTTAAAGTATCTAATGTATTTTGAACATTTGCGCAGGAGGATGGTGAAGTGTTAATTCCAGTTGCAGGATCTGCAGTAATTGTTAAGTCCTTGACAGTAAGTTGATTTGTAATTGCCTGCTTCATTAAGTTTCTTGCCTGATTAAAAGCATAAACAGATTCTGTTTCTTCACCAACCAATCCATTAGAAATTGGTGCTCCATTATTAAAGTATTGTTTTACAAATTCAATAGAATATGAATTTCCTCCAGTAAAGATATCTATAGAAACTGCATCAATAAAGTATCCAATATCTCTCTTACACTTTGTTTGAGTTGTAGAAATTCCTGGATATGCAACAACCGTAGCATTCCAAGAACTATCAACAATTTCAGTTCTATTTTGCTGGATCAATCTATAAGAATCTTTAAATCTTGAGAATCTTGTAGTTTGAACATCATTCGGGAAGTAAAAATCCGAATGTCCAATCGCAATTGCTGCAAGAGATTTGTCAATAATTTCAATTCTATTCTTTTGAATTAAATTAGCAGCATCTATATAACGATTATCTGCGGTTGCAATTACCTTAAATTCATATCCAAGATTTCCTGATGGATAATATGCTGTAGATGGACCACCACCACTATTACATTCCCAAACAAGATTTTCTATTTTAACTTTTTTACCTGGCTCAATATATAAATGTGCTCCAGTAGTTGTTCCCAACCCAACGGCGGTAATGGTTGTAATTCCACTTATACGATCATAAGATGCAGTTGAAATTCCAAACACGGGTGTATAAAGTTTGGATATATTACCACCATATTGGTAAGAATGATCTAAAGTAGATTTTCCCACATTAACAACAAATGTTTTAGAATCAAGAACATCCTGAACTGTAAATTCATATCCAAGATTCCCCGAAGGATATGATGCCGTTGAAGGACCACCTCCACTATCACATTCAAATATAAGATTTTCTATTTTTACTCTATCTCCGGATATAATCTTTAACGATGTTGAAGTTTCTATTGTTGAAATTCCAGTCAATCTGTCATAAGAGGCAGTTACGACACCAACGGGGAAACCAGCAGATCCTGAATCGCATGAATAAGTTAATCCCTGAACTTTAACAGGATCATTTCTAGTTAAACCATGATTAACTGCAGTAACTGTAGTAATTCCTGTTATACCATCATAAATCGCATTTGTTACTACAGTTCCTAGACCAACTGGATATCCACCCCATGAACAATTATTAATAACTGCTCTTGCAACATTAAATGAATAATCTAGAGTTGATATAGTTTGATTAACTTCTCCTGGATTTTTTAGAATTCCAGTTTTTAAATTCCAATTATCATCATAGTATGCCTTACCTGCATCAACACATCTAGAATTTCCACCTCTTGTAATATCATGAATAATACATTTCCAAATATCCTTAATATCATCCGCACAGTCATTACTTTCTAATGTCACTCCAAATCTAATTTGTGGGGCATTTGATGTTGTTCCAGCACCAATCATATTAGTAACAATTCCAACTAATTGTCGAACTGTAGTTCCAACACCAACACACCCACCTTCAACAGCAATAACTGATAGGTTTTTAATTTGCGTTACACTATTTCCAACTCCTTGATAAGAAATGGGAGGAGTTAAATTGTTAATCACATGAGTTGCAATTCCTGCAGCATAATCTAATGCAGCAACAGTTGCTTGAGAAACACCAACACCAGTAATATGGATTAATCCACCAGAAGTATTAAAATATGAATAACCCGCACCAATTGATTTGCGATTACTGTTTGCTTTTAGGTCATAAGATACTGCCTGCATAATGCTGACAACGTCTTCTTTGCAATTAATATAACTGCTTATTCCAAGTGTGAAATTATATCCGGATGGCGATGTTAGAAAACCAACTGCCTCGGCGGCAATATAATCTAAATTAGAATCAATTAATTTTGCAGCATCCTGCTCTCTGTGATTTCCCGCAAACCCACTAAAACCACTTGTAAGGAATCCAACAGATTCTTTTGCAATATAATCTAGATTAAAACGAATCATTCTAGCAGCATCAAAGAATCTATCCGTTGTTACTCCTAGTAAAGGTTGAAGAGCAATTATTGCAGCACCATTTGTAGAATTCTGTCCTATAAAACTTACATCAGTTACATGGCATCCATTATTAACATAAAATAAGTCTCTGTCAGGGAATTTTGGAGTAACTACACAATTGCGAAGTTCCGTACCCTCAACAGATACTGTTTTTGCCAAGATAATTGGATTTTCTTCAACATAAACTCCAGGAAATACTTTTATAGTGTCTCCAGTAAGTGCTACTGATGCGGCAGATTTAATAGTTCTCTTGGGATAGTTTTCTGATAAACCTGTATTATTATCATCACCATTTTGAGATACGTAAATCGTTTTTCCAATAGGTCTATATGCGTCAATTTTTACTACACCTTTTCCTGGATCTTGAGTTGCAGTTAAATCAATACCTATACCAGGAACAAGTTGTGTAACAATGCCTACAAGATTTACACCTCCACCATAAAATTCAGTTGCTCTTGCTGTTCCTCTTACAGTTAAATTATCAGTTATTACATTTGTATTGATTCCGATAGATCCTGTTCCTGGAATATAAGAAAGTTTTTCTGAAGATGCAAAAACAGTTGATAGAGGAGTTATCGTTGGATCTTCAATAAAACTAACATATCTTGTAAGATTTGTTGTATTGTCATCAACTACATCAAATATTGCAGATCCTTGTAATCCTTGTAATCCTTGTAATCCCTGCAATCCTTGGGCACCTTGATTTCCTTGTGTACCCTGAGTGCCCTGATCACCTTGAGTACCCTGAACGCCCTGATCACCTTGAGTTCCTTGAGTTCCTTGATTTCCCTGCGATCCTTGGGTTCCCTGTTCACCCTGAGTACCCTGATCACCTTGTGTACCTTGAGTTCCTTGCCTCCCTTGAGTTCCTTGAGTTCCTTGAGAACCTTGAGTACCTTGTCTACCTTGAGTACCCTGAGTTCCTTGAGTTCCTTGCCTCCCCTGAGTACCTTGAGTACCTTGAGTACCCTGAGTGCCTTGTCTTCCTTGGGTGCCTTGGGTGCCTTGAGTACTTTGATTTCCTTGTGTTCCCTGTTTTCCTTGGGTTCCTTGAGATCCCTGAGTACCTTGAGATCCCTGAGTACCTTGATCACCTTGAAGACCCTGAACACCTTGAGTACCCTGATCACCTTGAGTACCCTGCGCTCCTTGATCACCTTGAGTACCTTGAGTGCCCTGATCACCTTGAGTACCTTGAGTGCCCTGATCACCTTGAGTACCCTGAACGCCCTGATCACCTTGAGTACCTTGAGTACCCTGATCACCTTGAGTACCCTGAAGTCCTTGAGTTCCTTGTCTACCTTGTAAACCTTGGGTTCCTTGAGTTCCTTGAGTTCCTTGAGAACCTTGAGTTCCTTGCTTTCCCTGAGTTCCCTGAGATCCTTGTCTTCCCTGAGTTCCCTGAGTTCCTTGAGTTCCTTGAGAACCTTGAACACCTTGCTCCCCCTGAGTGCCCTGAGTTCCTTGAGCACCCTGATCACCCTGAGTACCCTGAGTACCTTGGTCACCTTGAGTTCCTTGGATTCCCTGAGTACCTTGGTCACCTTGAAGACCCTGGGTTCCTTGTGTGCCCTGATCACCTTGTGTACCCTGATCACCTTGAGTACCTTGAGTGCCCTGATCACCTTGAGTACCTTGAGTACCTTGTGTACCCTGAGTACCTTGAGAACCTTGAGAACCTTGAATTCCTTGATCACCCTGAAGACCCTGGGTTCCTTGTGTGCCCTGATCACCTTGTGTTCCCTGAACACCTTGGTCACCTTGAAGACCCTGAGTACCCTGATCACCCTGAGTACCCTGAGTACCCTGAGTACCTTGATAACCTTGGGTTCCTTGAGTGCCTTGGGTTCCTTGAGTACCCTGATCACCTTGAGTACCTTGAGTACCCTGATCACCTTGAGTACCTTGAGTACCCTGATCACCTTGAGTACCCTGGGTTCCTTGAGTTCCCTGATCACCTTGAGTTCCCTGAGTTCCCTGAGTACCTTGAAGACCTTGAGTTCCTTGAGTTCCCTGCCTACCTTGAGTACCTTGAGTACCTTGAGTACCCTGATCACCTTGAGTACCTTGAGTACCCTGATCACCTTGAGTACCTTGAGTACCCTGATCACCTTGGGTACCCTGATAACCTTGAGTACCTTGAGTACCTTGAGTACCTTGTGTGCCCTGATCACCTTGAGTACCTTGAGTGCCCTGATCACCTTGAGTACCTTGAGTGCCCTGATCACCTTGAGTACCTTGAGTGCCCTGATCACCTTGAGTACCTTGAGTTCCCTGATCTCCCTGAGTACCCTGATCACCTTGAAGACCTTGGGTACCTTGAATACCCTGATCACCTTGAGTACCTTGAGTACCCTGATCACCTTGAGTACCTTGAGTACCCTGATCACCTTGAGTACCTTGAGTACCCTGATCACCTTGAGTTCCCTGAAGACCTTGAGTACCTTGAATACCTTGATCACCCTGTAAACCTTGAGTGCCTTGTAAACCCTGAGTGCCTTGATATCCCTGAGTACCCTGAGTACCCTGAGTACCTTGATCACCTTGAGTACCCTGAGTACCTTGAGTACCCTGAGTACCTTGATCACCCTGAGTACCTTGAGTACCCTGATCACCCTGAACTCCTTGAGTACCCTGATCACCCTGAGTACCCTGATCACCTTGAATACCCTGAAGTCCTTGAGTGCCTTGAATACCTTGATCACCCTGCAGTCCTTGAGTACCTTGATAACCTTGGGTTCCTTGAGTTCCCTGAGTACCTTGGTCTCCTTGAGTACCTTGAGTTCCTTGATAACCTTGTGTTCCTTGAGTACCTTGGGTTCCTTGGGTTCCTTGTGTACCTTGATCACCTTGGGTACCTTGATCACCTTGAGTACCCTGATCGCCCTGAAGACCTTGAGTTCCTTGGAAGTTACTTAATGCACCCTGATTACCTTGAAGACCTTGAGTACCCTGATCACCTTGAGTACCTTGAGTTCCTTGAAAGTTACTAAGAGATCCCTGAGTTCCCTGAAAGTTGCTTAATGCACCTTGTATTCCTTGATCACCTTGAGTTCCCTGAAGACCTTGAGTACCTTGATTGCTAAGACCTTGAAGACCTTGAATACCTACAGAACCTTGAGCAGAGGCATATAAAAGATCATTCCAGTATGTTTCTCCATCGCCAAATTTAAATCTACGAGTATCAGATTCAATTCCAATAACACCTTTTTTTAAAAGAGGATTTTCAAGAGTCCATTCTTCTGCAGTTTTTACAACCTGTCCAATTGAACTATCAGTTTTTATGTCACCATAAACTGTAATGCCAGCATAAAATGTGGCATGATCATTATAAAACTGCTGTAAACTTGAATAATTAGTATTCCCCGACATTTTAGAAAATACCCGTAAATGTATTGGTTAAAACATCAGTACCAACATAGGTACCTTCAAAACAAATTCCACCAAAAGTCATTGGTAATGGTGGTAGATTTCCAAGAAGAGCGTCAACAGAGGCTTCGGTTGCTTTTAATAAAATTCTACCTGCACTTGCCTTTATATTAATATCTTTACCTGCACTTAGTTCTAAATTTTCATCTGCATCTAATATTATATTTTTTCCTCTTATTCTAACTTCTCCATTTTTTTCAGCAGTTATCCAAACATCTCCATTTTTTCCGGTTATAACTATATCAACACCAGTAGATTTGTTCTTTTGTCCAGCAATGATTTCAAGAGATCCGTCAGAATAAATTTTAGATAAACCGCCAGCACTTAATCCACTTAAACATATTTCATTTTTATCAGTTACACCATAAAAATTATAAACATCAACTCCATCAAAACCCATTTGTGGGTTACAAATATCATATCTAAAATTAGGCCCAAAGGTGCTTATACTTCTTTTTTGCCAATTTTGTTTTTTGAAAGATCTTTGAGCCATATTAATTAATACAATCTATCTGCGTAACAGGATTTATTATAAATTTACCTGTCTCATCAACTTGACTTGGGACAACCTCTAACTTTGGACTCAGAACAGCACCAAATCCAGTTTCACTAATTATAGTTATTTCTGGAATATCATCAACTGTAATAATTTTTTGAACATTTCTACTTGTTCCTATTCCAGTTTCAGGAGGTTGAATCGGAGTAACATTAGTTATTGGATCAACTACTGTTATAATATTTATTGGAGTAACTTTAGTAATCTCACCACCAATAACTTCCAATTTATACTCATTTTCGTATTGATCAATCGCGTAATCACCAGGAGAATAATCTTCTCCAGGATCAATGATGTCTACATCATCGACATAATATGGTTCTGTTTCTCCTATTGGATAATTCTCTCCTTCTGAAACCATATAAATTGATTCAAGTTCACCATCATCATTGATGATTGCTCTGGCAACAGCACCATATCCTTGATCACAATCATCTGATATTTCTATAAAAGGAGGAAAATCATATTTTTTTCCCTTCTTGGTTACTTTAACACCTATAACACTTCCAGTTTTATTTTTTCCTTTTCCAACTATGTCTCCCATGATTGGAACTGCCTCTGCACCTTTACCCCTACTACCAAATATTTTAACTTTTGGTGGACTGCAAGAAAGTGGTTCTCCAGTATAGCATTTAAATGAAGGTGATTTAGCAGAAGAAGAAAAGTTATCAAATGCAGATGCTATTTCCTTTGCCACAGTTTCTGCATCTTTTTTCTTATTACCGAATGCTGCGATTAAATCATCAGCGTTTACACTTTTCATGATTTCTTTAAAATTTGGTCCAGGAGCATCTTTAGATCCTCTACCAATTAACCATTCATTTGCCTTAACTGAAAAATCTCTAACAAGGGGACTATTATTAATTTTACTAACATTCGCAACAATTCCAGAAATTGATTCAACACTATTACGAAGAAAAGTCGCTGGATCAAATCCACCAACTAAAGATAAAACTTTTTGAGCACCATCAAGAACTCCACTCAAACCAGAATCAATTTTTTTAATAATATGATTTATTAAAGATCCGCTAAATTGATTGACTGCACAACCCCTAAATTTTTTTGAATTTTTAGCAGTAGATTTTAATAAACTTGAAATTACAGATCCTAAAGAGTTAATTATATTATTTGCTAAAGATGGTAAAAGTTGTTGAATATTATTAATAGGTCCAACCATGGCATTTTGTGCAGCAACTCCAGCCAAGTGTGCAACATTATGCTGTTTTGTTACAGCAAAAACTAAAGAATATACGAGTTGATATAATGCTTTTAAACCTGCATTAATTACTGGTGCTAAGGCGTAATAAATTTTGGAAATCATACTTCCAACAAGACCAGTTGTAACAGATTGAATTTTATCAGTTACAATATTGACTAATGAAGATAATTTAGATAATCCATTACTAACTGCATTTAAAAAATTAGTTACTTCAGCACCAATCTTATCAATTGTTTTTGAAGTATTTTCTGTTGGTCCAACTATAATATCTCCAATTCCAGTAAAATATGTTCTCTCATCCTTTCCTAAACTTTTTGCTAATGGTTTAGGGACATGCCTAGGAGATTTTTGGGAATTTGCATTTTGTTCGTTAGTTTGATCTTTTACTACATTTTTTCCATCATTCTTAATTTTATTTGTATAACCAGTAAAAGGAACAAATGGATTCTTATAATCTTTTACTGAAACCTTAGAAGTTCTCCCAAATGCACCCATAATTACGGGAAGTTGTGCATTATCACCATCTAAGAAAAATCCAAATACAGTGTCACCAGGAGAAAGTTTTACATCAACTGCATAATTTCCTGCTCCAGTTCCAGAAGTTGGAGGTAAAAGAACCTGTGCCCAAGGTAAATCTTTATCTGGAAGATCAACAAGACTTGGTGGGTGATATCCCATTATACGAACTTTATACCTATTTCCCCAACCACCACCATTGATTTGGGTACTATGAGATTTTTCTGGAGAAATTTGCCCTATCCACCAACGAAAACCATCTCTCCCAACAAAATTACTTTTTATTAGAGATTCGTCTTGCATAGTTTTTACTCTTTATTATTTGTTCCGTGTCTTCCAAAAGTATCTCTAACCAATTGCATAGAAGTATATGATCCCTCAGTATCAAAATGATGACAAAGTTCTTTTATCATATATAGTCCACTTTGATCATCGTCAAATTCCTTATCGTTTGATGATATTTTAGGAAATTCGCACGTAATAATATCACCTGCACGTAAATTAGTATTTGATGGTATTGTTATGCTTAAAGTTTGAGTAAATAAAATATTGTATCTCATAATTGATTGAGATTGATATTTCAAAGGATCTGAATTCATATCAGTTGAAACATCTTTTTCAATAGTTCCAATATCAAGAACTTGTGTTATAATCCTTGTTGGAATATCTCCCAAATCAACATTTGAAGAATTTGATATTTTTGGAATCTTCAGATCGTCTCCTAAATTTTTTACTTTACTTGAATAATCACTTAATTTAAAAACTCCTTTATCAGGTCTAGTAAATTCAAATGTAAGTGGATTGTAAAAAATTCTCATACTAGAATACGTTCCCAATCTTAATTTTTCTAGAAGATTTTGATTTCTAATTGTTTTATATTTTAAAATATTAAAATCATTATCTCGGTCAATACTAGATTTATTGACCTCAGTAAAAGTATATGTTGCCTTAGATTTTTCCATAATCAATTTATCAATAGATCTAAATTGAAATCCATCTTTTGATTGAAAAAATACAAATCCAGCAGTAGAATCTCCAGAAAGATCGGGAACTGCCTTTGATGCTAACCAGACTAAAACAGTAAAAGGTTTTCTAAGATTACCAATAAAACCATATTTGTTTGAAGTTTTATCAATTTTTCCAATCTTGTCAGTTTTTAAATAATCTTTTAAAATTGACCTAACGGAATTTTCTATAGATGAATTAGTTGAATATTTTTTAGGAATCCTCGTTGATTCATTAGTTATTGCTTCTTTTGAAACTAAATTAAGAACAAAACTTTCTCTTTGAGTTTCACTAACTAAATTAGAAATACTGGAAACGTATAACGAATCCTTACTATTTGTTGCGAAATCAAGTCCGGGATTTGTTGAAGAATTTCCTGCAATTTTTATGGCAACCTTTTCACCACCTCTTAAAGGCAATCCATTGTAGATTGATTGCAGTTTTCCGTTATCTCCAGGAACACTATTCCCAGTGTTTACAACAATAACTTTAGCAGTAATTGTTGGGGAAAAAATATCTTCATAATAATCAAATGAAACTACACCTTGTTTAATATCAACTGTTTTAGATTGATCATTTGATTCTATAAAAAATTGTTCATATATAGATTTTTTTACTGACATTAGGTATACGCCAAATCTAAAAGTATTTTTTTATCGATAAAACTATTTAACGAACTATCAATCCCAAAAGTTTGAGGTTGGGTAAAAACTTGTGGCGAAGAAGGCTCAGAATTCTGTTGCGGGTATATGAATGGGACAACGTAAGATGGTGCTTCCTCAGGTTGAGATATTCTATCGAAAATTGAAGGTTTAGGTTTAGGTTGAATTTGAACTGGTGTTGGTTTTGGTGTAGGACCAACCTCGCTTGGAGCAGATCCTGGAGCACCATGAGAAACCGTTACTCCACCAGATCCAATAATTTCTGCTTCTCTACCATAACCTCCTCTCCAATAAACGGATCCAACAGCAAATGGAAATTTTACTTTAGATCCTGGTTGAGATGGGAATGTTGGTTTAGTATTTGGATTATGTTCCTGAATATCAATTCCGGGACTAGATCTTTGTGCATGAAGTTGTTGGTCACGAAGAATTTGAGATCTTAAAATACTATCATTTTTACTTGCTGGACTAATTTGACTATAATTGGTCAAATACACTGTAGATCCTCTTGCGTGCATCGCTTTTATTGCCTGAAAAGCAACTTCACGAATTCTTGCCAATCCTTCTGCACTATAATTTGGATTTTTTAAATCGATATGAAAGTGAGTTGCATATGTAGTTTCTCCAGATGCACCAGATCCACCTTGAATAAATCCTCCAGGTCCGGTTTGTGGAATTAATTGAGTTGTTCCTCTTGGTGGTGTTGGTTCTGGTCTTGATGTTGGTGGTTTTACTGGAGCAGGTAAGTTAAAAGGTGCTGGACCACCTGTTCTGATTGGGTCTCCTCTACTTGGATCTGTAAGAAATTGATTATCTCCAAGTCCTCCACGCCAAGCAGTTCCCGGAAGACGACCATTTGGATTATTTGAAGGAGATGCTCTAAATTCTAAAGCACCACCAACAAATTTTGCAGAATTTGCCTGTAATGATGGATTTTGAATATCGCTAATAATTTTTAGTAAAGAGTCTTTACTTTGACCAGACCATTTTGCAGCATCTTCTAAGGTTTGAATTTTTCTAAATTCTTTTGGACCACCAGGTCTTTTCCATACACCTTGAAATTGAGATCTATTTACACTTTCACCAGCAGCAAGAATTTCGGTATATGTTGCTCCATATTTACCAGTTGCTTTTCGGTTTACAACTACTTGCATCATATCAACTGTAGACTGTGATCCAGATCCCTCTGTAGAAAGTGCTGCTGCTATACGATACATTTCTGGACTATTTGATGCTGGAAGACCAGAAGGTTGAGAATAATCAGTATTAAGTGGTGGTGCTCCTGATCCTTCAAGAGGTTCCATTAATGGAGTTGTAATTAACTTTAATGCTTCATCAAAAGACATTCCCATTCCAGAAAAAGAATCTTGTAAGTTTTTCATAGCACCTTCAACTCTATTTTGACTATCCCTAAAATCAAATGATGAAAAGTTTTGGGCATATGCACTCAAAACATCATTAAATGCAGATAAAACTCTCCCACTATTTGGTAGAAATCTTCCCAATATTTGGGTTAATTTTAAAACTCTCGCAACCAATTCTTGTGCCATTCCAGAAATTGAAGGTAAATTATAGACTAACCACCCAGCCATAATTGTACCAGCAAAATTTAATATCCTACTCGTAAAACTTTCACCAACACTAGACAATGCTCTAGATGGAGCACTGAAAACTGAACCTATCTTAGATAATTCAATAATACCTTCTTGTTTTTTTCTTCTTACAGATTCAACTTTTCTTTTATATAATATAGAATCTGACACAATAGCACGTTTTTTTATATTTGATCTTTCATTTATATTTTTGCCAATCTTTGCAGTATATACATTTGTTCTATTCAATCCTTCGTTAAGAGAAAAGAATCCCCTAGTTATATTTTTTACATTAATAAAAGATTTATAGATTAAATTTGATGTTGCCATGTTATATTATGTTATAATGTACTTTTGAATACAAAATATAAAAATTATCCGAATTGGATGAAGGAATAGCAGGAACATCATTACTTCCAATTGTAGAACTAGTATTTGAGGAAGTATTTTGTTGCGGTTGTGGAACTGGAGCAATTACAATATTGGGTTGAGATTTTGCCAGTGGACCTACGGAAACCTCTCTTTTTGGTATATTCTCAACAAATGATTTTTCTGATTTTAAAAATATAAATTCTTCTTTTGGTGATTCAGAAACGTATTGTGAATAATAATTTTCTACTTTTGGATCATTAGTCTGGTTCAATACTGAAGACATATTCATAAGAGATGTTTTTTCTTCAGTATTAGACTCTGAAAATACTTTATTAATATTTGTTATTTGATCACTAAAACTGACCGAAAGGTTTTCTGTTGGGGTTATGCTTTCTGCAATTTTTTCGGATTGTTGTTGTATTTTTTGGGGATTAATTATTGGAGTTTGTGCTTGGGAAATAGTAGATGGAGTGTTTTTGTCTTGGATTGAACTTGAAATATCTAATGAATTAGTTAAAGGAACTAATGGTTTTATTTCTATATTTTTATTTGGAGAGTTAAACTCTGGGTTATCAGTCAAATTATCCTTATTAGGAATAAAATTATTAGAAAAAGATTGATTAACGTATAAAAAGTCTGAAGATTGTGGTGTAAAACTTGAAGAAATTTGATCTGGAGAATTTTGATTCCTAATCATTTCTTCCGTCGTTCCTGGAGAACGACCAAAAAGATTATCTAATATTGCACTACTTTGTGGGTTTACTGGACTTTTATCTACAAGATCAGGACCTGGTTCTGAAGCAGGGGTTGTTGAGTTATTGTTTTGATTCGGAGAATTATTTGATGATTGATTTTGGTTCTGGTTCTGATTTTGGTTTTCTTTATCATTTCCAGATAATCCAAAAAATGATTTAAATGGGTTTATAATTAATCCTTCTGCAACAGATTTGCCAATTTTTCCAGATATTCCCAAAATAGTATTAGAAATGTCATTAAATCCGTTTCTAAGATTTAAAAACACGTTTTCTGCTATAGAAAAATCTCCAGTTACATTTTGGCGAATTTGATTTAATCTATCAATATTTCCAGTAATTAGAGATTGTAAAGAAGATATTCCTTGATATCCTAACCAACCTAAAAATAATTTAGAAAAAACTCCCATTAAAGAGCTTAATTCTGATGTTGTTTTTTCTGCAACATTAGAAACTGTTGGAGTTAAAGAAGAATCTATTTTTCTTTCTATGGCAGATTCAGATTCATCTCTGAGTGCTTGTTCTGCTAATCTTCTTTCTTGATCTCTTCTTTGATTTTCTCTAAAATTTTCAAGTGCATTATCATTAATAATAACATTTGATAATGCACCCAAAGATGCTGTAAGAGAATCAATTCTCTGTCTAAGAGATACAATTCCATCAGATACGACATTTAAAGAAGATTGATTTGCTTCTAAAACTTCTAATGTCTGTGGATCTGGTTTAGGTGTTTGATATTGCGAAAAGGGGTTTTGAGAAAGAATAAGAGATCTATCACCATTTAATCCCGAGGATGCACCGGATATTTGGATTCTATTTTCTTTAGAAAGTGGTGATGAGATCTCAACCATTTATTTTATTTTTTAGATTTTCCTCTTCTATGAATTGTTGGAGAAAAGAAAGATAAACTTCTCTTTCCCAAGGTATCATATTTTCTAGTTCTGTCAAACTATATTTATGATGTTGAACCAGAGCAAAATTAACTTTATAATATGACGCAAGATCTTCATGCGCCATTGCTATGCGAAAAAATCAGTTAATCCTTCCAGAGTTACTTCATTTTCAACTTTAGTACTTGGATTTACAAATTTTATAGTGTGAGAAAGTTTTGGCATAGTTTCAAAAAACTTTTCAATCTGTTTAAATTGATTTGATGAGAGTTGCTCAAGAAACTCTATCAGTTCTTTTTTACTACAATCAGAAGAAGTCCAAGATTCTTCTTCGGAATAAACCTGCTCAACACAAGAACAAATTAAATCAAAAGTTTCATCAATAGTTACATTACTCATATTGATAAAATTATTCTTAATAAATTCATTCATAGAAGGATATTTCATTCTTAAAGTAAGATTATCATCAAGTTTAATATCTCTACTATGCTGTTTACTAGTCTTAACTTCAATATCATCTAGGTTGATTTCAATAGGAATTTTTGTTTCCCCATCATCTGGGCAAGTTACAAGAACTTCAACAGTTTCTCCAACTGATTTTCCACGAATATTTAAAAACAAATATTCAATATCAAAAGTCGCAAGATTTTCTACCTTAATACCCTTTGTTACAATACAATTAGATATTACGGTTTTAACTGCATTTGCTATTTGCTTTGGATCCTCACTCTCCATAGCAATAATAAGAATTTTTTCTTCTTTTACAAGAAAAGGTCTATATGTAATTTTTTTTCTTGTCGAAGGTATTTCCAACTCATAAGTTGGTGTGGCAATTGTTGGTAAAGGCATAATAACCTATAAAATTCAGTATAGTTATTTATCTTACTATTATTGGATTAACGTTTCCTGGTTGAGTTATAACAGGTCGTACTCCACTTTCATTTCCAAGTGATTGACCAGTTCTATATTTAACTCCGGGATTAGGGGTTCTATTTATTACATTATTAAAATTGATATTGTTAAAGAAATCAATACTTGATATTGGTCCACAAACGTATCTATCAAAATTAAAAGTTGCGCTTGCTTTTAATATATTCGATGTATCATAAGAAACTCCAATATTATTTAATGATATAGGGAATAACCCAAAAAAAGTATATTCAATTTCTGATTTATAATCTCTATCAAATTTTATAATTCTTGTGCGATTAGTTTTATATTCTGATGGATATTTCATTCTAAAGAAATAACCATCTTTACCTGGATTTACTTGAGATCCACTTGATATGAATTCCATCCAATGCTCTAAAAATTTAACTGTGCGATATTCACTATCAACGTAAAATTCCAAATCAATCTGAGTGAATTGGCGAGTATGTGCCATTTTCTCAACTACACCAGTAAAGTTTCCCACAATATCAGCAGTTGCAAATGAACTTCCTGGTAAAGATGCAGAGGAACAAAGTAAACCAATATTTTCAGTAATGAAAAAAGGATCAACTCCCCTGTCAAGTAAGTATTTTCTTACTGGATAAGGAACATCCATTATAACTTGATAATGAGATGTTTGAGCAAGATTTGTTAGAGTATTTTTAAATCTTGATATTGGTCTCTTTATAGGCACTCTAAATACCTTTAATAGGTTTTATTATGTAATTATTTAGATGTCATACAAAGGAAAATACAAACTAAAAAATCCACAAAAATATAAGGGTGATCCAACGCAAGTTGTTTGGAGATCGTTGTGGGAAAGAAAGTATATGAAATACTTAGATTTTAACGATAACATTTTAGAATGGTCTAGTGAAGAAATATTCATATGGTATAGATCTCCAATAGATAATAAACCCCATAGATATTTTCCAGACTTTTATGTCAAAGAGCAAATGTTTGATGGGTCTATTCAAAAATATTTGGTAGAAATAAAACCATATAAACAATTATCCCCACCTAAAGAACCTAGGAAAAAAACAAAATCATATATATCCGAAGTAATGGAATATGCTAAAAACCAATCAAAGTGGGAATATGCAAGAGAATGGTGTAAAGATAGGCAGTATGGATTTAAAATTCTCACAGAAAACGAATTAAATATAAGATATTAAAAATGCCAAGAAAAACTTTAAAAGAAAGGCGAGCAAAAACTTCAGATACAAAAAGAAACAGAATTCGTAACCTTCATAATGATCTTATAGGAAATGAAAGTTCTGACGATCTAATGTTAAAAATATTAGAAGTTCTTACCGAAACCGAATTAGTTCCAAGAGTTGGTGGTTATTATGTATTTGTGTATTTTCCAAAAACACCTAATATAGAATATGACGTTCATCCCTTCGTAGCAGTAACTGATATTTTTAGATGGGGATTTCGGGGAATTAATTTTCACTGGGGAGAAGTACGCCAATATACTTGGGGAGAAATTGTTGGATCCTTACATAAAGTATATCCAGAAGAAATAAAAGACTTACAGTCTATTCCTTTTGCAAAATTTAGAATAAATAATTAAAAATATTACTATAAATGCCTCTCGCAGTCGGTACACCAGTAACAGGTAATATTGATTATGCTTCCTCTGCACCAAATGTTAAACCAATAACAAATTATACTGATAATAGTGGAAGTGCAAGTCTAACAAATGCCCCCAAAAATAGTCTTCCTTTAAGGTATCCAAATGCTCAGTTGGAAGATACCACAGATTGGCTTGAAATAAAAGTAGTACAATATAGACCTCCGGGGTTTGGCACTCAAACAGGAACAGTTAGATTTGGAACAGGAACTGCTGCTGTAAGAAATAAAGAATCTGGATCAATTAAAAACCCTATACGTTATATTCACCTTCCCATACCAAAACAATTATCTGATGGAAACTCTGTTGATTGGGGTGCAGACAGATTAGATCCCCTTTCTGGAATGGGTGCCGCTGCAATTGAAGGATTAATTAAAAATCCAGCAAATATTGGAAGCATATTACAAAATGCTTACAATAGTACAGTAGGTACTGTTCAAACTGGGGAAGGACAAAAGGCAGTAACAGTTGGAGTAACAAATAAAATTCTTAATAGTCTTGGAGCAAATGTTTCAACTTCAAGTATTTTAGGAAGAACTACGGGAACTATAACAAATCCAAACTTAGAATTACTTTTTAATAGTGTAAACTTAAGAGAATTTATGTTTACCTTTGATTTTTCTCCAAGAGATTCTTATGAAGGTGAAATAGTTAAACAAATTATCAGAACATTTAAAAAGTCCATGTCCGCAAAAACAAGTGTTTTTGGTGGTCCTGGTGCTGGTTTATTAATTAGTGCTCCGGATGTTTTTGAGTTAAAATTTAAAAGTGGAAGCAAAAATCACCCATTCTTAAACGTATTCAAAACATGTGCATTACTTGATATTAGATTAGATTATACTGCATCTGGAAATTATTCAACATATTCTAACGGTACTCCAGTACATATCAGTATGTCTCTTACATTTAAAGAATTGAATCCCATTTATGCAGAAGATTACGATTCAGCAGATGCTGGATCAGGAGTAGGATACTAAAATGAGTTACTTTAGAGAACTACCAGATATTGAGTATCAATCTCAATTATTAACTAAAAATTCTTCTTTAAATTATGTAAGAGTCAAAAACCTTTTCCGTAGAGTTAAACTTCGTGATGACTTACAAAATGTTTTTACTCTATTCAATAAGTATCAAATCAAAGATGGCGAAAGACCAGACACAATTGCAGAAAATTTATATGGATCTTCGGATTTAGATTGGGTTGTTTTACTTTCAGCAAACATTACAAATGTTAGAAATTCATGGCCACTATCGGATAGAGATCTTTACAATTTTACTGAAGAAAAATATGGTCTTAATCAAATGTATGAAGTAAAATATTATCAAACAACTGAAGTCAAAAATTCAAACGGTATTTTAATTTTACCTGCGGGAAAAGTAGTTGATAGAACATTTACTATACCAAATCCAGATAACCCCAATATAACATTAAATCCTGTTACTGGTATATCTTTTTATGATTATGAAATTGAAAAAAATAATAAAAAAAGAACAATTTATATACTAAAAACACAATACTTGCAACAATATCTAAATGATATTCGCTCAATTATGTACTATGAAAAATCTTCACAATACATTAATACTAAATTAATAAAAACCGAAAATACTTTAAATACACTACCATAAGAGTTCTAAATTCTTATCAAAAACCATCACATATCGGTGTTTGCGGGAGCGTTCTTTCCATTCTCCTGCAGCACCTTTAACTTTGCCTCTAGAGTGTTTAGTTCCGTCTGCATAGTAGAAATCTTTCTTTGGGTCTGAAAGTCCACAATACTTAAAGTTACAAGCGCGATAGATTGTACCATCATGGAAATTACTATCAGCGTAAGAGATGATTGCTTTAACTTCTGTATCCTTCCGTAACTGTCTAATCGCTCTTGAAACAAACCAAGAAGTGATATTATATTCGGTTCCTTGGGTTTCAGGGTGTATGCAAAGTCGTGAAAGTTCAAAGAGTCCTTCTTGCTCATTTCGTTCTAATCCAAATGCTCCTTGTGCGATTTCGGGAACAGGAAGTCCAGTAAAGATACAAACTCCCTGAATACCACCAATATTCAAAGGGCAAAAGTCGTTGCCCCTATATAAACCGTAGTTATATCCACTCTTAAATCCCTTTGAAAAGTCCTTAAGATAATGAAACCGCAGAAGTAACTCTGCGGCTTCGGATTTACTTACACGGTTAATGTAGTAATCTGTTTTCAATCTTCGGCAAGGCGGGCGAAGTAAGAAAGAGCATCATCATCTTCATCCTCTTCTACTGTAGGACGACGAGTGGGTTTCAGATTGTTGAGTTCCGAACGAAGATCATCATCAAGATCTTTTACAGGACCACGAGTGTATTCTTCTTCAGACTCAACTTCCTCATCAATACGAGCATTTTTAGCACCGAGAACAGAACTCAAACGCTTCTTCAGTTCTTCATAAGTCTTAAACTCACTAGGAGACATGAAATCTGCAAGAGAGTATTGCTTCTTCCAGATTGCTTCAAGTGCATCATCATCATCCAGAAGAGCACTTTGAGAGGCAAATTCACTGGAATCATAATTACGATAACCAGCAACGTTCTTTGCCTTCAGTTTGAAGTTTGCACCTTGCCAGAAGTCAAAGGGATCAATAGGAGATTCATCTTCAAATTCAGGTTGCATTGCTTCGGTAATCTTATCGAAGATTTTCTTACCGTATTTGAAGAGAAACACTTTACCCTCATTCTCAGGGTTAGAAGGATCCTTCACCACATAGATGTTAGACACATATGTCAGTTTACGCTTCTGTTTGCGGGCAACTTCTTTACCAGCATCAGTACCATTGTTCCAGAGACCAGAGTTATGCTCACAAACGGGGCACTTTTGATTAATGCTTGTTAGGCAGTTGTCAATCAACCAACCACCAGGACCTTGGAATGCGTGAGAATAAACCTTAACGAAAGGAAGATCTTCACCATCGGGAGCAGGAAGGAATCGGATTACTGCATATCCATTCCCACTCTTATCGCAGTCTAACTTCCATACACGCTCATCGGAAGAACTGCCAGAATTATTCATTTTTTCTACTTCTTTCACCAGTTTTTCGGTGAGAGAACCAAGTTTAGATTGCTTTTTAAGATCAGCAAATGCCATTTAGATACCTCGGATAGTTTGGATTCGGGGGATTACTCGGATAGTATAACAGGATTCGGAGGATCAGTCAAGGTACTTCTTGAGGGATTCAATCGTTTTTGTCATACTAGTGAATAAAACTTGCATATCAGTTTCTGGGGAAAAACCCATAATTGCAACTGATTTGCGAAGATTCTCTTTCATCTCAACCGCTTGTGGGTCGTCTGAGAGAGATAACCTAGTATACATCACTCTTTGCTTTTCTAGCAAGAGGGACAGTTTTTCAATGTGTTCCAATTTGGTTTCGCGGTCCATCATACCGAAAGTAAGAATACTTCCGTAAATATTTTCTTGTAACTTATTAATTTCTTTCAGTTCTTCCTGAATAATATCAGAATCAAAAAAGTTACTCATTGATGATTTCCCGTAAAATCTTTTTAAATTGAAATACATCAATATTTATGAAGGGCATATATTTTTTAATCTTTAAACTAACAGTTTCCCATACTGGATCCAGTAGTTTTTTATCAAAATCTTTTGAGAAATGAAATACCTTGTCGTAGATTGTTAAAGTTTCTAAAGACAACTTGCCACTTAGAAACCTTTTGAGAACTGGTGGGTGTCCTTTGGAACAGTTCAGAGCATCCTCTAATTTGGTCTCCAAGAAGAATTCGTTGCTTTGTTCCTTGAATAAGTAAGTCAAACTCTGCTGCCTTCGCATCCAATCTGCGTAAGTCCTTTCTCCAGAATTGATAATTTCTCCAATCCATAAGTTCTGTGGGTTGTCTGCTGCTACAAAGTTTGATACTAGAAAATCTACGACTTCTTTATCAGAATACCTGCGACTTGTTTTCTCAAACCAGTATTTGTCACGTCGTTTGTTGAACGAAGTGATACTGGCACGAGTCTTCGCACCATATTTAAAGAAGTCGTATTTTGGATTTGTGAAATGATTTTTAAGTGACAAATAATGTTGATAAGTTTCAAAAGGCGTCACGATCATAAAGGCAATTTTGCTCTAGAAGTTTTTTTCATGAAGTTAAGACGAGTTGCGTCCCACTTTAACCTTTCTTTAAGTGGCTTTGAAATCAATTTCGTAACAGATTCTATTTCAAGATTATTGATTTCACAATAATAACAAATAGCATCAATATAATTCATCTGTTCTAATGCCACAATATGCTCAATTTCTAGAGCAAATTTAGAAGGTGTTAAAAACTTGTTTTCTATTGCTTTTTCTAATTCTTTATTCTGTTCCATATGATTCCAGTTTATCTCTAACAAACTCTCTAATATATTCTGTGAGAAGTTTGATGTACTTTGATTTGTCTCTTTCTTCATAAACGACGCATTCTCCATTTTCGCAAGCCATAATAATTACAAGTTTTTTGACGGGAATTTCTGTAAGTTCATAAAACATACAGGCATAAGCAGCACACTGAACAAAATAGTGCTCAATCCACTCCCGTGGTTTTGGTTTTTTAGATGTTTTAAAGTCGATTATCGCTAATTCGCCATCAAACTCTGCAATACAATCTACGGTTCCTGCTACTCCAAGAACTTTGCTGTACAAGGAACCTTCGAGGGTATAAATGTTATTTATACGATTTAAATCTGGTTTCGCAATTTTAAATAAAAATTCGGATAAAGGTTGAACTCCAGGAAGATTTTCGTTTTTAAGATGATGTTCTACTAAACTATGCATATCAGTTCCTCGACTGGTTGCTTGTTTAGTAATTTTATTTGCTTTATCTTCTCCGATTTTTTTACGCCAGTTTGCAAAAAACTGGCGATTTTTGTGACTTATAACTGAGGTAATAGAAACTAATTTGAAAAGTTTTTCTATATCAGGAACCTTATAATAACGAATGCCATCTATAGTCTCCCTTTCAAGGAAAGGAAGATCCACATCAATATGATTAAACATTAAAATCCTGCTTCCATTTTTGCAATAATGTATTCTTTGACAAGTCCAGAACGAACAATATCATCTACACCAAATTCAATTATATCAAATGATGGCATTTTACGCAAGATAGACATAAAATCTATAATGCCATTGCGATCATTAGTTTTTACAAGGTCTGACTGAGTTGCATCGCCACAGAACATAATTTTTGAATTTTCCCCAATACGTGTAATGATTGAATCTAATTCATGACTTGTACAGTTTTGGAATTCATCTACAATCACAATAGAATTATCAAGTGTAGTGCCTCTTAAGAATGAAGTGCTCCAGAACTTAATAGTTTCCTGAGATTTAAGATTACCATAGAGCATCTCGAATTCGGCATCGGATGGCATCTGGAACATATATTTTACCATATTCTTATAGGGAATTTGGTAAATATCAGATTTATCTTCATATGTTCCAGGAAGAAATCCAATTTCACGAGTTGCTACCAGTGAACGAACAATATAAACTTTTTCATATGGAGATTTTTCATTTAAAACTTCATTAAGTGCGTTGTAGAGTGTAATAAAGGTTTTACCTGTTCCCGCACATCCATATGCAACTAAATGTTTTTGATTAGCATATGATTCAAAAAGTTTTTTCTGATTGTCCGTAAGAGGATCAATATCAATCAAATAATCAGAAGTTAGTGATTTTCTACGCTTCATTTGACGTGTTGTTAAACCAACGCCAATTGGTTGGTCATTCGTCCTTCTTTTTCTTGTCATACTAGATTTTTTTTACAGTTGAACCAGGAGCTTTTGATGCACGATCTAATACATCATTCCACCCAGGATTTTTGGAAATTAGTTTATTTTGCCAATCTCCAACTTCTCCAGGAGTGGCACATCCTTCAGACCAATCTCTCTGCCATTCTGGATTGTCTTTATACCATTGCATAATGTTGTTAACACTCATCTCAACAACTTTTTTTTCACCTGTTTCTTTGTTTATAATGGGATATATTGCCATAAGTTAAGAATTCAAGATAATTTATTTAGACCATTCCAGTGCCTGTGCAACTGAAGGAAACTGTTCTTTGAAAATTTCTTTGCAAGCAAGAGCAATATCCATATGTTCTTTCTGAGTACCATTTGCTGAACGAAGATTGATATAATGAATCCATGACCTGCAAGAACCGGACATATAGATGCGTGTGGGCGTTGCTAAGGGCAGTACAAACCTTGCACACTCCTTTGCTACCTCGACATCAAGAAGTTGCTTGTAGAGTTCCATACCCGCCTTAAAATGATCGTTGATCTTTAACCACAAATCTGCTTTAAGTTCTTCAGAAAGATCGTCAATAGAATTTTGACGGTTCTTAGTATCCTGACGACGAAGTTCTGGAACAGGAATTTCTTCACCTAGCAGTGAAGAATCTGCATAACGTTGCGAAAATTCTTGATATGTGAACGAACGATGACGCAAAATTTGAGCCGCTATTCCACGATTCGTTTCAATCTCAAGACTCATAAAACTCTGTTCAAAAACAGACCAATGATTATGCTTAATGCAATAAGCAAGCAACTTGGCATAGTTTTCGTTGTCTTGATTCGCAGGGTTGCTAACTCTAGCAACATATGCCATTGTTTTTTCTGCATCGGGAGTTACACTGATGAGTTTTACTGTCATTTTTTTCCAAATCCTTTTGATGTTTTTGCTTCAAGTTCTGAGAGTTCTTCTTTCAATGCTCGCAGTTGTTGTTTCATTTCTATGATTTTTTCTTCAGTATAAAGATGCTCTTGTTTTGTAAGTTTTTCAAGCAACTTTACTAGTTTTCGTGCTCTACTAGACATATTATTCAGAATCCTCAAAAATTTCGTCGTAATCTAAAATTGGTTTTTTTCTCATTGGTTCTTTATCTTTATATGCAGAAACATCTGAATAAACTTCTGCTTTTAGAGAATCAACCAACAATTCAAGATTACGAACAATTAGTTTTAGTTTTTCTTTGTCCATTAAAATATTGTTCTCTCGCAGTATCATACCACAAAAAAAGGAGGGAATCAATCCCTCCTTAAATTATTTAATTACTTATAAATCATTTGAATAAACAAGGACAATATAGTAATAAACGTAACGGATGCAACTGTAATTTGTGCGATAATTAGCATTACTTCGCTCCTACGTTTGCAAGAAGTGCCTGATAGCGTCTTTGTTCTTTTTGCTTTTGCTCTTTAATAAGTTGAAGTACATTAATTTTTTTCATCACTTATGCCCCTCCTTTACAAACTTAACACCACGATAAGTTTCGTTGTATTGTTGGGGTTGTTGCATCATTTGCTGTTGGTATTCAATACGCTTTTGAGTGTCATATTCAACACCACGATATACTACTTTAGACATTAGGGTTCTCCTTAGTTTTTTAGGTTAAAGAGCGTTCCTTCAGTCGGCGTTTGCGTTCGCTATTTGCGAATAGCGAATGAACGATCCGTTCCGCGTCGGCTTACTTCCGTCTGTTTTCCAGATGAACGTAAGGTCATTATAGACCTATTGCATTTATATAGCAAGTTAAAACTGTAACATCTGTTACAGTTTTAAAAAATCTTAAGGAGCAAAAAAATTGCCGGGATTTTTTCCCGGCAATTTAGGAATCACTTCCTCTTTTTCTTTTCGGGTGACTTATAACCCCAGAGTTTTGGGTTGACTCGTCCATATCCAAAGTCAATACTTTTTAAATTATCACGAAACTTATCCCAATACATATCAAATAAACGTGTTCTACTGCCTCGAGTAAGATCAAAACAAATTTTATCTTCCACAAAGTACTTTATGATATATGCATCATTAGGAGCATCTTTAGTACATACATCAGAATATGAACCATTTTCTATCATAATGTCACAACCATACCGTGACTTGCAAGTTTCTTTTTCTACTGATGTCCAATGGTCCATACGCTCTCTTGTATCTTGTGCTTTTTCAATTACATCACGAAGTTTACTACTCATACACGATTTCCCCATTTAATATCTGGATATGCTTGTGCAACAATTTCTTTACTAATTTTGTATTTTGTTTCTAATTTTTTATCTTTAACAAGAGTTAAAATTTCTGCTTCAAGTGGATGAAGACCCTGAAGAATATTAATGAACATTGTTTCTCTACGAAGAGAACTCAGTCCATCATTACCACCACGTATAAAATTATAAAACATTTTATACTCTTTTCTGATGGTAGTTTGTCCTTGATCATTCATGCCTAATGAGTTAGATCCCATCTCACCCATTTTACTTACTGCGTCCTTTACCTTATCGCTTACAGTGCCACTGAATGAATTTTGCTCTCCAGTACTAGCATAAGGAACATCTCCCTCTGGAAGGGCAGATACAAGGCTTTCATCAAAGTTCCAAATAAAAATTGCTTTTAAAGAAGGATCTTCATATTTTTTAAGAAGTTCAATCTTTTTAGTATTAGTTCTTTGTTTAGAAATAACATCTAAAACTTCAAAAATAAAAGGATTAATTGGTAATTCTTTTACAGTTTGTTTTGAAGATGTTATATTATTCTTCGGTTTCGCTATCGTCGTCATAATCGTAATCAGTATTTTCAAATCTAAAGGCTATAACTTCATCAGGAATTAAATTTCCCTGAGTATCAAACATTTCTGGATGAGGTCTTGGTATTTCCCGATAATTCATCATATATTCTCTAGCAACCCACCCAACTGTGAGACCCACTATAAGAAACAAAACGGTTAAAAATGAACCAAATACTAGACTAATTGCTAACATTTTTCTTACCTCGGGAAATTACTTTTTTCTTCCTAGATATGAAGGAAAATTCAAAATAGATAGTTGTTTCCCGATTGAGAAAGCAAACCATCTTTTCAAAGATAATATGGAACGGTTTGATTTGCTTTCTCTTTCCTCCATTAAGAATGAATTCAACACCACGATTTCTGTGGTTATTATTATTTATATTTGTCACTTAATAATCTGGTTTTCCTTAAGAAAATTAATAGTATCTACACACCCACCAATTTTTTTGTCATTGCAAATTACTTGTGGGAATGTAGATCCTTCTCCAAATTCAGAATAAAATTCTTCTCTAGAGAAATTTTCTTCAAGAGTATACTCGACATATACCATATTTGTCAAGTTAAAAACTTTTTTTACTTTTTCACAGTAAGGACATCCTGGTTTTGAATATACAGTAAATCTCATTGCTCTAAAATCCTAAGTGTTTTTGTCTTACAAAATCTAAGTTATAAAATGTATATGATAATGGTAATTGATCATTATTAAATGGATACTTATATGGGTTAGTATTAACCCAATCAATACCAGTGTGCCAATGTGGTCCCCACTTATAGTAAATATACCACATTTCGTTCAAGATGCGACTGTGATGCATCTTACTTTCCAAAGATCTATCAACTCTCCAAGTTTGAGATCCTGTTGTTTCATAATCTTTTTCACCATGAAGATATGGATACTCAACATTAACTCGCTTAATACCATACAACATTGTTCTAATATAGTAATCAACATCTTCAACATATGCTGGATAACAATTTTCATCAAATAAACCACATTCTTGAACAACCCAATCTTTCAACAAGAAAATATCCCAGGCACCCCTATTACCATGGACCATACCAACATTTAAATCTTTTGCTTTTTTAAGCATATTTTCCAAAAATCCTGGTGTAAATGCAACATCATGATTTGAAATAATCCAATATGGAGCATTCATACCACATTTAATAGTCATGTTCCAGGATCCAGAAACTCCGATATTTGCTGGCAGATGACAAACTTTTATCTGATTAATAAATGGGTGATTTTCCTTTGCCAAATTATCTAAATCCTCAGTTAATTCACCCCTACCATTATTATCAAATATAAAAACTTGGTCAACGGGATAATCAATACTATCAATTAACCTTTTAATCCAATGAAACCCATTTACGATTGGAATTCCAATAACAGGAATTGGTTCTTTTTCGGATTCTTTTGTTTTTTTCAATCCCCAAAAATATAAATCTTTGGAGTTATGATTAACTTCAAAATAATAATAATCAAAGTGATCCTCAAAATTAATATGTTCACGAAAATCACTTTCATTTAAATTCCTGTAATAATCCCACCCAATATCAACCGTGAGTGGAGAATCCTCCGGACGTGTTCTCGTAGTTCCATGTTCTGCTCTTCCATCACTGGCACAAGTAAAAAATACCAAACCACCAGGACGACATAGTCTAACCATGTTTACAAATGTTTCAAGCCAATATGGATTATGCTCAAAACATTCTAATGAACAGACAACATCATAAGCATTATCTGGTGCATTATATTTTTGACCTTCACAAACTACATCAACACCATCACCTGGTCCAACATCAACACCAACATAAGAACATTTTTCAAAAAAATCTCTTACGGTTCCGTTAATGTTTAAACTACCAATCTCCAAAACAAACTGGTCTTTAAAATATTTACCAGCCTTCTTTTTTAAATTTTCAACAAACTTTTTTTGTTCATTATGTGCCATTTTTTACTCCAAATTAAGATTCATTTTCTTTAGGTTTTCTTCAAGACGGGGTTTATGTTCCTCAAGAATTTCATAGTTATTTTTAATATCTAGTAGTAAAGTTTTTGCTTCTTCAACTTTACCCCACCACCAAGCACCAACAGCTTTCTCAAATAGTAAACCATATTTACCAGGATATTCAACATCAGTTCTAAGTGGTTTTGAATTAAAATCACAATATCTAAGTCCTCTATCGGCATGGATATAACAATCTTGCCACCATTGGCGTTTTTCTGCAAATCTACTCAACAGGAAATAAGCTTCTGGTCTAGATGGAAGTAAACATAAAGCCTGCTCAAGTAAAGATTTTGAACTACCATCACGAGTTCCTTGCTTTGTATAACAATATGATGCTCTTATTAATGCTTCATATGCAAGATTATCATCTATTGCTCTTTCTGCACATCTTAAGAAATAAGAAACCGCTGGAGCAGTGTGACTTTCTTTTTCATACCAAACTCCAAGATTAAAATTATGATCTGGATTTTCAGTATCTAGAGAATACTTATTAAGAAGATCTGTTAATTCATCATTCTTAGTTTTTTTTATATCTAAGATATTTGGAATTAAATACTGCTCAACATTCGGAAGACTGAAAATTATTGGCGGAAGTTCTGTAATTGGATAAGGTTTCAATACAATATTTACATTTCCAGATGGAGAAGTTAATTCATCCTTAAAATTATACTTTTCCATATATTCCCACAGTTCTTCTTGAGAATAATCTTTACCTAAAAATGTTTTCAAATTTTCATCATAATGACAAAAAGATTTAAATTTATTAATTCTATTTTGATTGTTCCCCATCCAACTAAAATGCCATCCCAAATCTTGACATACTTCCCCATTATGAGTTACATATCTAATTTCATACCCCCTTCTCATGTACTCTGCTCTAATTTCAGTCGGAGTATTAATCATCAGGTGCTTTTTAAAGCACATAAACATAGATTTACTCCAAGAAGAAGGAGATCCATCTAAATTATACGCTCTATAATCTGCCCTTCCTTCAAGGTGTACAAGAGGAACTTTAAAAATATAATCTTTATTATTTTTTGCAGATCCATGTATAAATGGTATATTATTAGGACTAACAATTTCATCACAATCACTAATTATAAAAAATGTATCATCATCAAATTCAGAAATAATATTACACAGATAATCTCTTTGAATCCTTTCTCTACTTGCTATTTTTTGATTTGGATTAAAATGAAGATCATAGTCTGAAGGATTTCCTGGATTGGAAAGATCCGCTTCAATAACTCTAATCTTATTTTTTGGAAGTCCAAGTTCATCAATAACTTTATTACAACTATACTCTTTTGGAATACCACTATGCGTATAATTTGCATCAATAATTACAAACAAATCAACATGATCTCTTAAAAGTTTTACTCTCAATTCGAGTAATTCTTTTTCGTTAAAATACGGAAAACAATCAACAATCTTTGGTTTATTAGGCATAATAGTTTCATCCATGTTCACGGGTTTAATTTCAGTAAAAAACTTGGGAGTTTCTTTGTCTTTATTTTTCCACCATTCAATAACTTTTTCATGCGATATGTAATGGTTTTTCTTTTGCCCATCATTTACATCAGCATCTTTACCAACAAAGGTAGATTGAAACTTAACTTCTTCAGCAAATAATGGAATAGTGTAGCATTTACCAAGACTTGCAAAAAGAATATTTTCAATCAGAGGCATTGTTGTTTGATTGGGAATTTCAAGACAATACCCATCATCACGAATATAAGTATCGATTAATTTTTTAGCATATTCTCTCATGACAACATAAGCAGATGCCCCCCAATCATCCCAATACCTTTCACGAAGTTCAAATGTATCGTACTCTCCACGAATAGTAAACAACTGAAGACAATCGACATCTTTAGGTATATTAGATATAAATTCTTTCCAAGTAAAGTTCCAATGCTCCACCGTTTCCAAACTTAAATCATCTTCACAGAAAAATCCATAATCTTCTTCGGTTGTTTCATACCATTCTTTTATTGCTTTTAAGTGAGATACTACACATCCCTTTGTTCCTTCGTTTAAACTATCAACATATTTTCCGTATACATGATCATTAGACTCAGAAAATCTTTTTGAAATAACTGCCGTAGGAACAATTCCATAAAAAGAAAATTCAGACTCTAAATTATCTCTTCGGTCTAAACTTTCTTCTAAAGAAACATAATATACGGATGGAAACTCACTCAATTTATCACTCATATTTTTTTCCGCAAAATAATTTTGGTCATCTATTTTTTCAATATTCCATTTTGTTTTTGGTGGAACATAGTAATTAATTATCTCAGCACACATATTTTTATTATTTTTAATATGTGTTTGAGAAATCCAATACTCAGTTTGCCACTTTTCTTCACCATCAGGAGTTAAATCTAATCTTTCTTTTATTCCTGATTCAACATACCCTTTAAAATTTTCGAATCTTTTTTTATCTGGATGTGGTATATGAATTACATTATAATCATAATTTAACTTCTTATGCTCTAGTCCATATAGTTCTAGTCTAGTACAAATTTCATCATCCTCAAAAGCATAATATTTTGTTAAATTTTCATTGTACCCACCTATTGAAAGTAAATTCTCTTTGGATACTAGGAGTAACCCAGTAAGATACTTAAAGAATTGGCAATAAGAATTAAAATAAGTGCTCCATTCATCAAGGGTTAAACATGTCAAATCAACCATGGAGTTCCCAGTTTCTTTATCAATAAATTCTGGACTCTTAAAATTATGTTTTCCAGAAACAAAACTATTTTCATCAACTGGATATTTGTTAAAGAAGTTTTCATACGGATTGAGTATGTAATCCGTATCAACTTTTAAAATATAATCTCCCTGTGCCAAACTAATCGCCAAGTTTAGTGGTTGAGGTTGATTAAAATATTTTTGGTCGGAGACAGTAATTACTTTTATTCTTGGATCTAATTTAGTTAAATGGTTGATTGGTTCATCAGAACTCCAATCAACTATAATAATTTCTTTTATACAATCAAAAAGAAGCCAAGAACTAAGAGAAACTTTTAATGCATTTAAACGATTTTTACAAGCACAAACTAAAGATATGTTCATACGTTCAAAAAATAAATTTATCTATCATACGTTATATAGTTATCCAATCTGGGCAGTATAAATCTTTAGTATCCCAATTTTCTAAGTCTCCAGAAAACCATTTTTTTGGTGCTACGATTTTTTTACTGTCTGACAACCACGCACCCCACCAACTATAAGAACTGTTAGCAATAATATGATAATTGCACATACTCATCAAACATAAATCAATTAAAGTATTATTAGATTTAGAAATTTTAAACCTATCATTCTTAAAGAAAAATTGTTTCTCACACCATTCAGGATCATCAGAAAAAACTAATACTGGAATGTCTTCAGAAAAAATTTCTAGAGCAGATTGATAATAATTTAAATCAAGTAAATGAAAGTTTGAATCAGTTACATAATCAGTTCTTCGTATATGTAAAGAAATTATTTCAGAATTACTAAACATTCCTTTAATATAAGTTTCACACATTTTTTTTGTAAAATTTCCAAAAGAAAAATCATTTTTTATATCGTCTTTGATATGCTTAAAATATTTTTCAGTTTGAAAATATCCAAATAAATCAATATCATTCGGACAATTATAAAACAAATCTTCCTCAAAAGCAAAAGAAGATTCGTTTCTTGTTTTATAATCCGTCATCCCAACTTTATTGTTTATAATATTAGGAAAATTATATAAGTTTACATCAGATGCCTGAACTCTTTCATCATTAGATCCAAATACTCCAGAAAGAGGAATACAAAATTCATGATTATTTTGAATTGCAATTCCCTTTAGTGCAGCATATTGGAACATTTGATTTCCCAATCTACCCCTATTTCCAAGTTTGTTAAATGATATCATTCTTCAAAGATATATTGTTTTACAAATTTTTGAGAAACTCTAAGAAGATATGCAGCATTATCTTGAAAACCAAAGGTCATTAAATAATCATCTCCATATTCACACATACCAACAGCAAATTCAATATTTGCATTTAAGAAAGAAAACTGACGTGAAACTTTAACTATATTCCAATCATTATCCCAAACAACAAACCTATGCCTATAAACACCATCCTTCCTTCCTGCATCACTTCTTGTTAGATAAGTTTCATGATTAAGACAGAATCTATGATTTTCATTATAAGGAATAATTTGAGAACCTCCACGAAGATCAATACATCCAAGATCTTTCCATTGAGTTAAAACAACTTGATCTGTGGTATTTTCTTCTAAATTATAACGAACTACTTCAGTACCATTAGTCCATTTGACAAAATGGAATGGCATATCAATAATTGGCATCCAATTTTTTTCACAATAAGATCCTTCATCACCTTTATGTCCAGGTGTAGGAATTCGATATTGGTTTATTTCTTTTACTGCACCATCTTCAGAAATTTCAATCTCAGAAAGTTCCATTCTTCCTGTTCCAATTTTATCTAAATCTCTACGTACACCACAAACATAAAGTTTTCCATTCCATCTAACAATTCTACAATCCTCAAGACCTACAAATTCCCAAAGCTCTTTATCTGGAAATTTAGAAGTATCAATTCTTTCATACCACTTCAATTGCATATTATCATCTATTTCACCCATAACATTATTTGTTCTCAACCTAACATCATTTTCTGGATGAATATAAACTAATGGTCCCCAATGATGTTCGAATTTTCTTTTTTCTGAATGATATAAGGTATAGTTAATATTTCTAAGATTAACTAAAATTCTTCCATTATCATTATAAATTGAAGGATTGGTAATTGCAGGTCCTTTTAAATATTGTGAAGGAAACAATAAAGGGTGGATACTACCACCATTTTCCAATGCAAGCTTTACAAAATTACTCATAAATTTTAATTTTTATAATGAGATAGATTAAAAAATTTTTAATCAGATTTCTTGGGATTTTTCTAGTTCTTCCAGTTCTTCTGGTTGTTCTAGAAGTTGTATAGTTTCCAGACCACCAATAAGTTTAACACGATATTCAGTAAGACGATTGAGTTCTGATTGAAGTTTTTCAATCTGCTCATTTGCGGTTTTTAGTTGTTCTTCAAAACTTTCTTTGATTTTTTGTGGATTTGACATAGTTAAACTCCAATTGTTTGATGTTGTCATCATAGAATATTTAGATCAATTTGGCAAGAGAAAAAAATATTAATTTTGTTAATATCTTTATGTAAACATAGCTCCAGGAGGAATAAAATTATTTGTATACTTTGCAGCTCCTTGATATATTCTAAAATCTTGTAATCTAGTTCCATTCCACACACTACTAGATCCAACTAATATACTGAGTGGTACAAAAACTGTTGAATAAGTTGCACTTATAGATCCACCAAAAGCTAGACTACTAGTACCATTAACATATATTCGTAAAGTTGAACCAGATCTTACTACAGCTAAATGAAACCATGTATTTAATGGTAATATATTTGA